TGGGAACTCCTACAGGAAGTCGGGTACTTATAATATCTCCGGTAGTAACGGCAGATACCAAAACCAAAGGAGGACTCTATATCCCTCAGGAACATGATAAAGATACAGTACCCCGCAAGGGAGTAGTAATTCAGGTAGGACCCATCACTGATGAACAATGTGAAGAATATCCTGGTCTTCAGGTTGGAGCGGTAGTTACTTACGGTCTGTATGCTGGTAAAGAACTAGATGTAGTAGACCTTCCCAATCAAGTAACAACTATATTATCTCTGAACGAGATACTTTATATCGAAACCAATAAATAAAGCCATGAAAAAGGAAAAAACAACCAAGAAAAAGGGCAGTGTAATGACTACCCGAGAAAAGATGCTTGCCAGGAAGAAGGACCTGGAAAAGCGTAGTGGAGGTGGTGGAATAATCTACCCGAAAGAAGGAACTACCAGAGTACGTATCAAATCTCGTGGTGCAGACGAGGAATTGGGAATAGAGATTATTCAATTCTACCTTGGACCAAAGGAGGGAGGTATCATATCTCCGGCAACTTTCGATGAGCCATGTCCTTTCATGGATAAGTTCCAGGAGCTTAAGAACTCTGACGACCCCGATGATAAGGCATTGGCCTCGAAACTGGTACCAAAGAGAAAGTATCTCATAGGGGTACTTGGGTACAAAGATACTAAGGGTAAAGAGATTGACCCAGATAGGGTTGATAAACCGATGATGGTACCACGCTCGGTATATCAGGATATTATCGACCTTTACCTCGATGAAGAGGACTGGGGTGATATGACCGACCCAGTAGAGGGGTACGATATCAAAATTACTCGTACCGGTACTGGCAAGAATGACACCAGTTATTCGGTATCACCTTGCCAGAAGACCAAGCTGGACAAGAAGTATAGGGGAGAGGTAGACCTGGAGAAAGCAATACGGGCAAATATCCTTCCTTACGAAGAACTCGAAGAGAAGTTGGCTTCATTCCTTAACGAGGGGGATGAAGACGATGAAGATGATATGCCAAAGAAAAAATCGGGCAATAAAAGAAAGGGTTTAGCCAATAAAAAGAAGAAATATAAGGGCGATATCTAAAAATCTCTAGATATATACCTAAAGTAGGAGTGGGGTATAGTTTTATATCCCACTTTTTCATCTTTAATAAATAATCAAGTATGGCAAGGAAAACCAAAGCCACTGGTAAATCCGGAGGTAAGAAGTTTAAGATACCCACACAAAATGAGATACTCAAGAAATATGGGTCATCTCTCCAATTAAAGGCCAGTACCATAAATCATCACGGATTATGGATTCCATCCACATTCTTTGCTCTCAATTATCAGATGGGTGGGGGTGTACCATTTGGTAAGATTATAGAGATTATGGGCGAGGAGTCTTCAGGTAAATCTCTTATAGCCTATAACTTTGCTTATGCAACTCAGCAATTAGGAGGTCATGTGATTTGGGTAGATGCTGAACAGGCATGGATGAACTCCTGGGCAGAGGAAAATGGTCTAGACCCTGAACGAGTAACAGTATTAAATGACACCAGGATAGAAACCATATCGGATGCTATAGCAGACTTAGCAATATATTGGAGGTCTAAGTTAACCAGTAATGAGCCTATCATAGTTGTGATAGATTCAATAGCAGCCCTGGATTCTATAGAAGCCATTGATGCAAAGATGGCGGATAGCAAGGCCGAGATGGGAAACCGGGCAAAGCAAATCTACAAGATGTTCCGAATAAGGAACGAATTGTTCTATCGACTCGGAGTAACCATGGTATGTATCAATCAGTTGCGCAGTAAACTGGGCGCAGGTTTTGGTCAAGATACCAGTACAACTCCTGGTGGTGCAGCACTCAAGTTTTATGCTTCAATACGATTAGCATTCTACTCAGGTAAAACTCTCAAGATTAAGTATAAGGGTAAGGAAAGACGAGCAGGTAAATATGTAACTGTTCAGATGAAAAAGAATAAGGTATCTCCTCCTCGGGAAACTATATCCAAAGCTCCTATATATTTTAACCCAAAGTATCACGAAGTTGGCTTTGACAGATACTTCTGGTTAGAAGAGTCTTTAGAGGATGCTGGAGTAATAGAGAAGCTCGGTGGTGGAACATATATGTTCGAAGGAAAGAAACTGTGTCGAGGAGAAGAGGCTTTCCATAGGTTAATAGAGGAAGATGGTGAGTTAAGGAAAAAGCTGTTAAAGGCTGCCGGAATAAATACCATAGGAACCACTAAGCGAAAGCTCAAGAAGATTACACGAAACATGTTCCCTGTTGATGCAGACTTAGACTATGAATCTCAAATAGAATCTGAAGATGCAGAAGAAGACGAATACATCCCGGACGAGGGGTAGAAAACCGAGGATGCTTATGGTAGTGGACGGGAGTAATCTTGCTCACCGTTCATACCATAAGTTTAAGAATCTTAAAGCCAACAATGGAGCTGGTACCGGGTTGGTGTATGGGTTCTTAAGAATCCTCGGTTCATACTTAACTCGGTTTAAACCAAGCCATGTAGTAATTACATTCGATACTCATGAGAGCAAAGAGTCTAATTTCCGTAATGGTCTACTCGAGGGTTACAAAGCACATAGGAGTAAGATAAGTATGGATTATGAAGATTTCAATAAACAGCTATCACTGTTGAGAAGGATTCTAAGGTTACTCGGAGTTCAGATGATTATCGATAGAAAAGGCTTGGGATATGAATCTGATGACTACATTGCTTGGTTGGCAATAAACCACCCAGGTAAATCTCTCATAATATCCTCTGACAAAGACTTCTGTCAATTACTCGACAAAAGAGTCAAGATATTCAATCCTAACAAAGATACCCTAATTCTTAGTCAAACTTGTAAGGATATAATGGGTTACTCTGCTGAGGAATGCGTTGACTACCTAATACTTAATGGAGATAAATCGGATGATATACCCGGTTATTATGGTATGGGAGAAGTGAAGACTAAAGCTTTCCTGAAACAATATGGGAGCATAGCAGACTTCATAGATGCAAAAGGAGCAGAATTCAAGGGCATTGAAAGGGACCAGCTAGAAGAATTATACAAGAAGAACAAGTCTCTTATAGACTTGAGAACCGCATTAACTCTTCATCCTATCAAGAAAGTCCCTTGGGTAAAAGGATGTACTAATAATATAAGGAAAGACAGGTTATTCATGGTACTTGACAAGTTTAACTTAAGGTCTTTCAAGATACCCGATTTTTTGGAACCTTTCAAAAAACTACAACATTATGTACAACGGTAGGAAATATCAAATTATGTTCACCGGTGTTTCTGGGGTTGGAAAAACAACCATTGCCAAGGAAGTAGCGGATATGTTAAAGATACCTTTCATATCCGGGTCATATTCGGACTTGGTACCTGAAACAAGAGACATGCCTCATGCTGATATGATTCAGCAAGATGCCAGTACAGTATTTGCTCAGGATATGCAAGTACTTAATCTGCGTAACAAAGCTTTCAGGGGAGAAGATAGCTTTGTAACTGACCGGTCATACTTTGATTCGGCAGCATACTTCATCAACAAACTTTCTCACAGGATAGCCGAATGCGACTTAGACCATGCAGTAGACTTATGTCGTATGTTACTGGGTCAACAGTGTACTCACCTAATTTTCATACCTTTCTCAGCAAACTTCTTCAATGAGTGGGTAACAGAAGATAATGGTAAACGAGTATTATCTCGGTATTATCAATTCCAGGTATCTCAGGTAATGTATGGTATACTTGACCTGTGGGGATATAAACCCGACCCAAATATACTCCAGTATGTAAATGGTATACCTAATACCGGTACACTGGAAATCATGGGCTACAAGATAAAGGTCATGATACTGGATGAGATGAACTACGAGAAGAGAAAACACCTTATCAAGAAATTTCTTCAGTTATGAAGGTGATAGGTATAGTATTCTCCGATTTGCACTTAGGGGAATTCTCTAAGTTCAACGAGGATAACAAGAGGACCCTAAGTATTTTCAGGGTCCTCTCTTTGATTAAAGACTTATGTATTAAGTATAAATGCCCGGCATTCTTTTGTGGGGATTTTATGCACCGTCCAGAATATATAAGTACTTCACTTGATGAAATTATAATTGAACAGTTCGAAGAGTTAAATAGGTGCGAGGAATTTAACATATATGGTATATCTGGAAACCATGACCTACAGAAAAGCAATTCGATAACTAATCAATCTCCATCACACTGGGCAAACTTATGTCGTAGGTATTCGTTCTTACATAATCTGGACTTCTCTTATCATGAGTTTGATAAGTTCAGAGTAGTAGGTATTCCCTATTTAGACCACAATAAGGGGTTAGATGGGTTAATCAAAGCTGAGTTGAAAGAAGCCATGTTAAAGCCCACAATTCTATTATTGCATACTGACTACCCGGGAGCTAAAGATACCGACAACACTGAAGTTGGAACAGTAGAGAATTTGAATGTGAATTTACTATCTAAATTCAAACTGGTATTGATAGGTCATATACATAAACCACAGAGGCTTGGAAAGAAGATATACATGGTAGGAGCTCCTTTACAACAAAGGAGAACAGACCGTAATTGTAAACTTGGATATTGGAAAATATATGAAGACTTCTCAATGGAATTTAAGCCATTCAAAGGCTTTCCTAAATTTGTGGACGTGTCATCAGAAGATGAAATTAAAGATGATGGTAATTATTATACTGTCATTGCTAGCAAGTCTCGGATTATGGCGGTGGAAGATACCCCGCAAATAACTCGGGAACTTACTAAGAAAACTATGGTAAGGAGGTATATGAGGGCAAAGGGCATAAAAGACCAAAATAAAAAGGCCACATTATTAAAAGTAATTAAGGAGGCAGAATGATACAGTTTGGCAATATTATAATCGATGGCTTCTGTTCAATATCCCATTTGGAATTAAACCTAAGTTCAAAGGGAATAACCGTAATTCGAGGAGCTACAGGAGAAGGTAAGACTACCATCTTATCCGCTTTAGTTTGGGGTGCTTATGGTAAGAATCTAAAAGGTAAGTCAGATGTGAATACCTGGGAGAAATACAGACCAAAGTCTTATCAAGGAACCAAGGTAGAATTATACTTCGGTAAGAATGGTAGGACTCATAAGATAACCAGATGCCTTAAATATAAGGGTGAAGTAAATGGAGCCAAGGGCAAAGACAGACTTATCTATGAGATAGATGCTGTTGAAGTACAAGAGAAAAGTAAGGGGGAGATACAGGCGCTTATAATCGCTGATTTGGGTATGTCGTATAGCCTTTTTATGAACTCAGTACTTTTCGGTCAAGGCATGAAAAGACTGATACAGGAATCTTCCTCTGACAAGAAAGAACTGTTTGAGGAGATTTTTGAGTTAGAATACATATCTAAAGCTCGAGATATTGCTAAGGGCTACTATACAGAAGCCCTGAAGGAGTATCAAGACATCTCTCAAAGATATCGAACCTTAGAAGGTAAGAAGCAGTCCATTCAAAGAATGGTTGATGACTTAAAGAAGCAAGCCAGTACGGTAAAAGACGACATATCTTCAAAGGTTAAGGTTCTCGAGAAGAGATTATCACTGCTAGCTAAGGCAAAAAAGTCAAGTGAGCTTAAGGAGACAGTAACTCAGAAAAACAGAATTGAACAGAAGCTATCAGAGGCAAAGGAAAATCAAAGGGATATTCTCAATAAGATAAATGATGCCAGGAAGAAAACTAAGGTATCTCTAGAAGAGTTTATTGAGGGAATAATAAAGTTACTGAAGAGGGGTGATATTAAGAACTCTTTGAAACACCTAATCGAGGTAAAGAAAGCCTTTGGAGATATCGAAAGGTTACAAGGTAAATATTCCAGGGTATCTGACAGAATATCCAATTATCGAGATGAACTGGAAGAACTTAGGGATAAGGAATACGAAGTAAAGAAGATACAAAGAGAGATAGAACAAGTAGAATCTGAAATCAAAAGGCTTTCTTCAGAAAAGAAAGTAGGAGTAAATAATGGGTTAATAACTAAATATAAAGCACAGCTTTCAACCTTAACCAAGAAATTATCAACTGTAGAAGAAAGAATGAAAAGTCAGAAGGAAAAGGTTGATAATTACAAATGGGTAATGGATGACCCTCTTGGGAACCGAGGTATAAAAGCGTTCTTATTCGAGAGTTCAATGGATATTCTGAATGAAACACTTGAATCATACTCTGATGTACTTGGGTTCAGTATCTTATTCTATGTAGATATACAGGGAGTTAAGAAGGATTTCAATACTCAGATAATTATGGATGGTATAGAAGTATCATACGAGGAATTATCTGGTGGTCAGAAACAATTGGTCTGTTTAGCTATGGCCTTTGCTATGAATGAGATGATGACCCAAGCTAAGGGTATAAATATTGCCTTTTTGGACGAGGTATTCGAGAACATAAGTTCTGAATATGTAGAGCTTGTGATAGGACTCATACGTAGGGTTTATAAGGATAAAACCCTATACCTCATATCACACCATGAATCCTTGCCAATTCCAAATGCCAAGGTGCTTACTGTGACCAGAGAAAGGGGCCTTTCACAATACCACTAATGACTATTGGTATTAAACACTATCAAAACATGAGAAAGAACAGTCGAAACAAAGGAAGCAGGTTCGAGCGTACTATAGCAAAGGCCTGGGAATCCTGGACAGGATATAAATTTTCTAGAACCCCAGGTTCAGGAGGATGGGCAAAGGCTAAGGATGCTATGGGAGATTTGGTATGTACTGATGAGAAACACTCACGTCGCTTCCCATTCTCAATCGAATGTAAAAACTATCAGGATATTAAGTTCGAACATATACTACTGGGACTTAAGAGCTGTAAAATTATATCCTTTTGGGAACAGGCTACAAAGGATGCTAAACGTGCAGGAAAAATACCCATACTCATCATGCGGTATAATTCTATGCCAAAAGGTGAAGCTTTCTTTATTGTGGAAGCTGGGGAAATAGATTCGTTCCTTATGGAAAATTGTTCAGAACTTTCCCGAATGGAGATAAAAACCCCGAAAGTACATTTAGCTGTGTATATGTTCAAAGAAATTCAACGATTGGTAACATATTCAGACGTATTCAAATACGCTCGTAAATTGAACAAGTAATATGAAGACCCCCTATGTATACTGTATATTCAGGCTTGACAGGAAATTCTACAAGAGAATCAATTCTGATTTGAAATGTAGGGGGTATAAACATGTGAAAGCCATAGTACCAACTATAAGCGTACTAAAGAAGTCTAGGAAAGGTAATAATGAGTACGAGGATGTACCATTATTATTCAACTATGGATTCATAAAGATGAAGTCTGAAAAAGCCTTTGACAGATATTACCTAAACAAACTAAAGAAAGATATCCCAGGCATAATGTCATTCATGAAGTCTTTGGATTACAGACCCAAAAGAAAGAGGTTGAGAGTAGATAATGCCGAAGACTTTGATGATTATTCCGTAGTAGCCACTATAACTAAGGAAGAGGTAAAAAAGTATCGTAGAATGTCTCGAGCGAATAAGATATTCTCGGTAAATGATATTACAAGAGTTGGTATTGGGGATTATGTTGTATTGAGGGGATATCCATTTGAGGGAATACCAGCCATTATACTTGAAAGTAATCTTACTACAAAGACGATGCTGGTAAAGCTATACCCTGAAATGGATGGCAGTTTAGAGATAGAAGTACCCATGGAAAATGTACTCTATTCAGCTTATCACGAATCGGATGAATATAAAATGTACTCAGCTGATTATGAGGTAGATTTATCTCAAATTCCCGATGGTAGTACCGAAGAGATTCTAATGAACAAACAATACTAACATGGAACGACATCAAGAATTGGCTTGGGATTGTTTGACCGAGCAAGAGAGGGCCAGCCTTATGTTTATACAAGGCAAAGGCCTATCAACTTGGGAAGCTGGAGAAATTCTCAAGATGTCTCATTACAAGTACTTAGAATTAAAGGCAAGAGCCGAGAAGTTCTTCAAACTATTCTCCGATTACTTTGAACTACATCCTTCTTTAGTAAATCCCAAATCTCCCATAGAACCTAGATTCAGAGATTACATATTTGGAGCTATGGTTAAAAGACTACCCAAAGAAGAAGCTAAAATACATTCAGGAGATGCTTCTTGGGTATTAAATTCTATAACCAATCCCCGTATCATAAAGAATATGAAAAGGCTGAAGGAATCAGAGGATAAATGGGACAAAGACCTTTATGCTCTGATTCTTGAGTTTGATAGGTGGAATAATTATAGGATAATGCCCCGAGTATTGCAAGCTCCAACTGCATATAAAAGGAGGTCTACAAAGAAGGATAAGGTATATCTATCTTACTTACATAGAATACCTGACTTCAAGATAAGGCAGTTAATAACCGAGTATTGGAAAAATGGACCCTCAAGTAGAAGGTATTTTACAGCTATTGTATCAGAAGAACTTTTTCCTGAAGAAGGATATGGAGTAATGCCCATCAAACGCGAGGATGATATAATAAAGGCTATAACAGATTTGAGAATATACATATTCGAGAGTCAAACCATTGCAGATACATTTGGATTATTGGCAACCCAATACTTTGAAAAAACCGTGGACAGTAAAGGGGGCTTGAAGTTCTGGAAGGAATACAGGGAGGTCATACAGAAAGCTATTAATTACAAATCAATAAATAATATGGACTTTACCTGTGAAACTCTAGATACAGCCTATAAGTTACGCAGAAAAAGAACCTTGAAATCTAACTCTTAGAATTTTTATACAAATATTTTGCAACTTCGAGAAATTTGATTATATTTGCAATAGGAAATAAGAAATAAAATTTTATACCTATATAAATATGCGCAAAAGTAAGAAAAAAGACAAAAGACCGTTAAAGCTTAACAAGGAAAAGCTAAAGGTCATGGGAAGTGGGTTAGAAAATATGACCTACAAGGACATGAAGAGAAGAGCAGTTTCTCTTGGCATGCCTTTCCCTGATGCTTGTTCAGCCGACTACAATGGACTATCTTCATGGATTCACCATTCGGATAACAAGCCGGATAATGCTCTCATCGATGAATATGATAAGTGGATGGACCAGCAATTAGAACTTGCTGGATATCCTAAAGATGACCCGATGAGGAATTATCAACTCAATCTCGGATTCATTGGTGAAGATGCAGTCACTAAACAGAAAAAGACCAAACGGGTAAAGGGGTTAGAAAAACCTAAAAAGCCCAAGAAAGAGAAGGATGACAATGGTCTTTGGAAAGGAACTAAGAAATCCTATGTATTCGAATTAACCTATAAAGGGCTATCAATCGATAGAATCACACGAAGAGTGCAAAAGAGATTCCCAGATGCCAAGGATAAATCTATTCAGCAATGGTATCGGGCAGCCCTCCGTAAACAAAAAAAATAATGGATAAGGTATTTATAATAATACAAGCCATAACGGGGGCTTTAACCATAGTCATATCGCTTGGGAGTGTATTTATTTTATATCCTTTGAAACCCTTACACTACCCGTTTAAGCCAACCAATGATAGAGATAAAGAGGATAGGATATATAATATGACCTGTTCTATAACCTTAATTATATTGATAGTGTCGATTTTGGTATTCATTATAGTTAGGGCACTCAGGTTATATTATGGATTCATAGACAGTTTTATTTGATATGCCCATAGTTTATAGGTTTAAGAATGATGATGACTTTGAGGAATCATGTTACAGATTGGGAATTCCTTGGGTACCTCCTCAGATTATAAAATTAAGCCGAAGAAAGAAACAAGAGTGGCAAAGGAAAGTACTTTGTGGAAAAATAAAGGTTCATAAATATAGGGAAAGGAATAAACGCTTTCTGGATAGATACCGGGAATGCTTAAAAGAAGCTACCTGGATTAACGGAGTAGTAGACCCGGATTCTCTGCCCCCCGATGTAAGAGCATACTTTTTGGAAAAGAAGAGGAGGAGAGAATACCACAGGAGATTCGGAAAAGTTATCAAAGAAAGGGACTTAAAGATTTACCTTCATAAATGGTATCCATGGTCTTATAACTACAAAGGAGAACCAGCAGTAGTATTACAGGGATTCTATTCATTGAAGGCTGCTCGAAAAAGGTTTTTAACTTATTATGGTAGAGAGAATCTGAAAGCAGTACATTGGATAAAAGGGAAAACAGCACTGGAGAAGAAGTTTGTTATAGGTCAATCTCTACTAATTGCTGGGAGAAGAAAAAAGCCGATATCTAAGATACTGTTAACCGAGGTATACAGAAACTCAAAGTCTTCAGCCCAAAGGGAGTTAGGGAAAAGAATTGCTCGGAAAAAGAGACTCGGCTCTCAACAGAAAGAAAAGTACTTTTTGAACTTGGTAGATAAGTTTAATTATGGAACAAAAGAATATAGAACTGTTCTCAAGCCTATTCCAGAAAAGCTTATTAAGCTATCGAAGGCTAAAGAGATTGAGTCCAAGAGAAAGAAGGCTCTTTACGAAGAAGAGTGATTTAACCTGGGACCAATTGAAAGTTGCCTTAGCATATAAGGCTATAACCAAACGTTCTGCTATTAGTTCCATAAGATGGACTAAAAGACATTGGTCAGAATATCAAGAGGCAGTATTAAGAAGGTTGGGTGGAATGCCAATGGTGAGAAGAAGACTTGAACAGAAGTTTATTCTCAAAGAACTATTAACCCAGGGATTTGTACCAATATCTCAGTTCAGGATGAAAACCAAAACTGGATGGTATGCCTATATAATAACTAATCAAAAGGTATGCGGAGAACACTATATCTACCCTGAACACTTTGCTCATGACTGTAGAGCAAATAAAAAAGGCTACAGATTTATAAGCGAAGTATTTTCAGGGATAGGACAAGAAGGATATACGAGAATCTATTATACAGCATATAAAAACGGTTATGCAAAATGACAGTAGTAAATAAAAGGGAACCCGAAAACCCATGGGATGGAGTAAAACTCATAGTGGGGGTTAAAAGGTATTATATCGAAAATGATAATGCGGTAGATGATACCTACACTCAGGAAGGTGAACCGTTTGAGGTAAAAAATCAGAATGAATTCACTCAGAAAGTAGAAGCTATCAGGGATAAAAACGTATTCTTGAAAGCTATGGCAGTCCAAGAAAATAGAGAGATATACACTCAAAAGTTTATCACGAAACTATAATCAATCAAACATTTTTCAAACACCTTTAATCAATTCAATTATGGCAAAGAAAAAAGCTGCAGCAAAAGAGGTAGAACGTAAGGTTCTCTCTAACGGAGTAATTCTCATCAAATACGATGACGGCTCCTATGCATTTCTGACCCCCATTTCGGCAGAAGATGCTGAGGAAATTTTCGGCGGGGAATTTGAGGACTCAGATGACGAGGACGAAGACGATGAGTCTGAAGACGGCGAGGAGGACTCAGATGACGAGGACGAAGACGATGAGTCTGAAGACGGCGAGGAGGATGAAGATGACGATGAGGACGAAGAAGAGGATGACGAAGTAACCCCAGAAGACCTGGCTGGCATGGACTTCGAAGCTCTCGAAGACCTCTGCGACGACAAAGAACTCGAACCCCGACGAATTCGACGAGGAGGACGTGGAGAAACTCCGCAAGGCGGTTGCCAAGGAGCTGGGCATCACTCTGCCCAAGGCAAAGGCCGCTTCCAGTAAGGACACCAAGAAAAAGAAAAAGTAAGGGTCCTTCCGACTATAACAATTCCTGAGGGCTGCTATACTCTTAATTAGCTGAAGATAATACCTGGTAAAGATGGCATCAAGTTCATTCATTCAGGTCAGCCCTCTTTTTAATCAAAAACCTTAATCAATAAAAGATATGGCAACCAAGAAGAAAGACAAAGCAGCTGAGGCAAATGCTGCAGCAAAAGCAGAAACGAAAAAAGGCGGTAAGAAAGAACTGACCGCAGAAGAGAAGAAGGCCAAACGAGAGGCCATGAAGGAGCGACTCAAGAACCGGGCACCTGGTCAGCGACCCAACAGCAAACAGTGCGATATCATCGACCTGGGCGGTGGCAACGTTGCAAAGACCTTCGCTATGAACGTCCGGAAGTACGGAGTCCTCATCACCTCGGTCGTAACCGACAAGGATGGCAAAGTGATTGCCGTCTCGAATGCCACCATTCCGGGGGTATCGGTTAAATCCAAGAAAGAGCACGGCACTCTGGTCCCCAAGGTACCCGGTATGGGCAAGAAAGGGAAAGCAGCCGAAGCTGAGGATGACGAGGAAGATGAAGACGATGAGGAATAGGTCCTGAGCACCTAATCCCACGTACATCAAAAACTTGAGTCATACAGGGGAGGCCATCCGAAGGTTTAAGGGTGGGCCTCCCCACTTTGTATAGGTATATGCAAGACGACGACAGCATTATATATCTGGCATTATGTAATCAGCTACAATCATATCAGCTGCTACTAGAGGAAGAAAAAGATATCTCTGAAGAAAATAGAATGATGACAGAGTATATTATCTCTAGAACGGAAGAATTGATTGATAAATATGCTCAGAAAATAGGAAATGACACCACTATTCAAAGACCTCAATGGGACAATTTAACTCCTCAGTCAAAGGGTTGATATATCGGATTAAAGAGCTAACCAAAATGGTTCAGGATATAGATACAAGGTTATCCATGCCTGGACTGTCTCCCGGTAAAAGGCAAGCTTTAATCAAGGATAAAACCCTAAAAATAGGTAAGGTAAAATCTCTGGCAAAGCGCATAGAAGATTTGGCAAATGGAAACATCTTAACCATAACTTTTGAAAACAAAGATTCTGGTGAAAGGTACAGAATTGTATACACTAATATCTCTCAGGATGATGCTGTTGCCCATCTTAAGTTGATGGCAAATCTTCAGGGGATGGAAATAATCATCTCAGAGGTAAAGGAAGTACAGACCAAAAACTCATTAACCAAACTATAAACATGCAAAGGTAATTCAAACCAGTTTTTATTTAATCAACTCAACAACAATGGCAAAAGACATCAGCAAGAAGGACCTGGCCGTAAAGAAGGCACGCCGGGCTCAGAAAGAAATGCTGGCCTACATGGAAGAGAACAATCTCGACTCCAAGAAAGATTGGACGGGCCACAAGAAGCATGGAAAGAAAATTCAGGCATGGATAGACATCATCAATCTTGGGAACAAAAAGGCCCGGGCAGCTACGGAAGAGAAGGCCCTAGAGAAGGCAAAGAAAAACCAGAAGCCAGAAGCCCATCCCAAGAAGGAAAAGGTTACCAGTACCCCAAATGCCTACGACTATCCTACCGTGGACGGCAAGGAGATGACCTCCGACCAGAAGAAAAAGTACCGTCAGAAGATGCGTACTCTTCTGAAGACCATGTCCAAAGAGAAGGCCGAGGCCGAGGGCAAGAAGTATGCTGCAGAGTTGGCATCAGGTGCTCCGGCGGCTGCTCCCAAGAAAGAAGAGTCGGCCAAGGAAAAGAAGGCCGACAAACCTTCGAAAGAAGGCAAGGACAAGAAGAAAAAGAAGAAAAAGAAGACAAAGAAAGAGGAGGATTAACCCGATAGGCAATCGTTTATGAAACCTCTTACCCCGAATCTATATTAGGTTCGGGGTTCTTTGTTGAACTAACCTATACAACACCACTGAAATTGATTTGCATATTATAATAATAATTATTATATTTGCATAACGAAATAAAATAAGTATGGAACAACCAAAATTCACTACTGTAAAGGATTTGAAAGATTATCTGGATTTATTACCCAAAGAAATGGATGATTATAGGGTCAATATCCATATAGACCACAATACTCATTGGGAGTATTTGGAAAAGGAGTTAGATAGGAACCATCAGATTCTGTATATCTATAACGAGGATTAAAATGAAAATAAACCGAGGTTGTATCAAACTGAAATTGCAAAGGCGATTATCTGCCCAGGAAATATGGAATCAGATTATGGATGTGCATATTCAGGCGCTGGAATCCCTTTTAGAGGATAAGAGCTTAGATAAATGGAAAATTATATTCCCCTGCTATGGGACTTCTCTAGAAGCGGTGGAATCCATGGCCAGGGAATATATAGCTGCCTTTCAAAGGGTTCAGGGAGATACCTTTAACAATAGGTATGAAGATATTGAAACCATGCTGGTAAAGGGGTTAAATAACAGGTGGTTTAATACCATAATGAGTACACTCTATATGATGGAAGAGGACTTGATGGAAATGAGTTCTGATTCTGTCTTCACTCTCTGGGATATTTTCTTTACCTGTCAAGCACTCAGGAAAGAAAATAATGTGGTAGCTATGGGACTTAACACTTTTGAGCTTAAAAGACAGTAATGATGAAAAAGACATTTGAAATTACGGGGTCATCCAGAATTATGAAGGTAGTGATGGATGATGAAACCCGAGATATCACCATTACCTTCAAAGGAGAAAAGGTATACCAATACAACTCGGTATCAGAGTTCGACTTCAGGATGTTCAAAGAGGATATCCAAAATGGAGAATCAGTAGGTAAATCATTTGAAAAAAGAATCCGGAATAAGTATGCCGGAAAAAGATTATGAAAGAGAGAGACCCTATGTGGGAAGCCGCTAAACCCCTATTTATATTGTATGGTACGGCTTCAATAGTATTGTTAATATTCGGTTTTATTTGTTGGATATTCAATTTGAAACTATGAAAAGATATTACACACCAGACGGAGAACCAGATGAGGCCAAGACCCTTTGGGAAGCTGCAAAGAGGATGGTAATAGGAGTATCAGCCTTCTGCGTAGTCTGCATACTGTGGGATGGTAAAACAGTTCCACCCACTCCTGATGCAACTCCTCACTGGAAAAACTGGGATGAATCCAGGCATTTATCCGAGGTAAAGAGTTATGATTACTCTAAAGGTATTATTCATTATCGAGATGAATATACCGGAGAAAGGCCCAAGGAGTTAAAACTTCATGGGTCTTCTGGCAGTTATGGTTCTGGGATAACTTTACAAGTATCAGGGGCATCAGTATACTTGGATATGGATGTAGAGGAATTACTGGACCAGTTAACTGAGGATGCGGACTTCTACGAATACTTTGAAAGAAACATGGATTGATATGGCAGGGATAGTAAGATTCAAAGTAAACAAATACGTTCACGGTACCAGAAGTAAAAATGTATTCGACTTCAAACCAAAAGCTCAGATTCTATTCGAGGGGGAACGTATTGGTCACATAATAGACCGAGAGGTTTATTTCTACATAAGGGTAAAACATGTGCAGGGAGAACCTGAATGTATGGAATGTCTCAACTACACTCCGGAATTATGGAATACCTTTAGTACTCATCGGGAGGCAAAGGATGTAGTAATAAAACAAGCAGAGTCAATATGGAAAACTCTGGACATATATCATCGACTTAAAAACATTCAACCAACATACGGATTATGGGAAAAAAAGTAAAGCAAACAAACAGCTGGGTATGGAAGAAAGTATTTGGTATGACTATCCTTGGATGGATAAACATCCTGATACTACAATGGTTATTTATCAGGTTGTCATATCACTGGGTATATGTAGACCCTGCAACAGATGAAGATGCTAGAGTAGATACTTTTTGGGACGATGAGAAAACAGCAATTTGTTGCAAAAACTTTCTACTACTATGCCATTATCGGGTGTATTTTACCTCTATCGGGGTGGTGGGGAGACTATGTAATGCCGTTCAAATTCAAATGCCGTTTAACCAAAGTAAAAGAATATTATGAATAATCCAGTGAGAGCCATAGTCATAATGGTAAAAGTAATGATAGCAGTTGCTATCCTTTTCATTATAGCCGGGTTTATTATAGGGTGTGTAAACAAAGCAAAGGCAGCTGATATAAAGCTGTTAAAAACCCAGCATGTAGACTACGAGATATTGTTCAAAGGTCTTCACAATGAAATAAAGGCCTATGGATATTATTTAACCAAGGCCGATGGCACCAAGATATTATTGGTAGTTAATCCTGAAGGTGGTGTAATAGAAATACAGAGATGAGTACAGTAGAATTTAAGGCTGCATGTGCAGCACATCGTAAGTGTTGTCCTTACAAAGCAACGGGCATGACCAAGTGTGGTGCCAATGAAAACATTACACCTGACGGTAAATGCCCTACCAAAGACTGTTATTACATGGCTAAATTCAAGAAGGTTCTCAAAAAATTATCCGAGAAATGAAGCCATCAACCGTAGCTGAAACCTATAATGAGCTTATGGGCCCTGAATCTCGGGTTAAATCCGTAGAGATTCAAGATGACGGATTCAGACAAAATGTCTATGTTAACATGTATAGAAAACAGGCTCAATGCTTAGAATACCTTGAGATTACCTGTACCATAAACGAACCTCTAAAGAATTAGTGAAATAATTTGCAGAGGTTGATTTTTATATCTATATTTGCATAAACAATAAAGGAGAAAAACTATAAGAGGTTAACACACCAGAAGCCAAGAACACAACCTCAAAGAAAATGATAAAAATATTTGCAAATATAGAAAAGTTCCCCTATATTTGCATTAGGAAATAAAGATAATAACAATTTTAATTTAATGTCAAACCTTTAACATTGTAAGCCATGAAAAAGAACAAGAACAACAAGGCTCAGAAACTGGAAAAGACCGATTTGGTCGAAGGCATCAACAACCTCATCGAGGAGAAGGCTGAAAAGGTGGAGAAATCCAAGGAGGCTCTGAAAAAGGGCAAGAAAAAGGAAGAAGCTACAGCACCGGTGGCCGAAGAAAAGAAAAAGAAAAAGTCCAAGAAGGACAAGCTCATCTCAAAGACCCAGGAGAAAGTCGAAGCCAACCTCGTCGAGGAGGTAGTAACGAAACGGGAAGTCAAGTACATCTACCCCGCAGACTGCGAGGATACACTCTCCAGGAAGAAGTTCCGGCAGCAGGTCCGAAACAAGATTCATCAGCTGGAGCTGGCCATGCTCCGAATCGAGAACCAGGATTCGAAGGAGTACAAGAAGGCCAAGAAGGAATACCTGGAGTACAAGAACCAATTCGTCAAGGAATCCGTTGCAATCTAATCTTTCATAGTAGGAGAGGGGCACAGGGCTAAGGCTCTGGCCCCTTAGTATAATCACCTTTTAATGATATGAAAGATTATGGTTGTTGGCTTACCCGAGAAAGCAATTCAGAAAGTAGATAAAGAATTGTTAGAGTTGCACAAAGAAGTCCTTAGGTCATACCTAACGCAACGGAACCTTAAACATAGGCATCAGAAAAAATTCTTTAAGATATACGACCATTACATTTCGGAGAGGAATATAAGAAGATTCTTCTTCCGTCCTGCTAAGCTATTCGTATATGCTTTAGTGACTGACCGATTGGATGACATCGAAGACTATGTACCATTAAAAGATAAGCACCATGTTTCCCGAAAGAGTAAAAAACGTAACGCTTGATAAATCCAAAATAACCTACTACCTTCAATCTCAGGAAGGGGTACAATCCCAAGAAGAATACCCTATTAATCCTGAATTATATCAGGTAGAGGATTTGGCATTCGATTGCGGAATAAGGTCAAATCAGTATATCCCAGATTATGCCATAAAGGGGTATTTTAAGGTAGACGAAAATATGTTACATCCGGTATTTATCGAGAATACTAATGGGCCTCACTTATTATATATTTCGGGAATGCCTCGAAATATTCCGATAAAGGAAAGGAATAAGTTTAGGTTTCCTAACCCAGTTTGGTTATCTTATTGGGAAGATAGGTATATAGGCTACCTTTTCCAAGTGGTAACTAGAGAATCAGCATTAAAACACTTAATAAAAATTCAATAACTTATAAACAACGAGACACTATGAAAACTGCAGAGTATGTAAAACAGTTCAAATTGGATAAACCCAATTACAACTTCAACCGGGAAAAATTTATGGAGGCATTCGGCCAGGAATTTAAGGACCGAATTGAGGCCATGATTACTGCATGTAAAAAAATGCAGGTGCAGTTCACCTATGAAAAATTCCTGCATGCCATCAAAGAACAGCAGGATAAGTTTTGGCAAATTTCCAAGAAGAAGATAGGTGAGCCTTTATCCGATGGATTATTCTCAGCATTCTTTGCCCTTCATGTAATACCTCTCAGGGCAAACCTATTCCCTAATATTCATGAGGAAATAGAAGAGAGGCGTAAAAAGGCCCAGGAAAGAGAAGCTAAACTTATGGCAGAGGAAGAAGAAAGGCAAAAAGAAGCCAAGGAGAAAGAAAAGAGAATGAGGCCAATATTGGAGGCCGTAGTTGCCTACGGAGTTGCCCAAAATTTGGCCAAGGAGGGCAAGGTAAAGGCTACTAAAGCAAAGGGAAAGAAGTAAATCCTAATAATACAAGACTCTAAAGTTACTAAGATTTTATGAGGACATTTTTAACCTTGGCTGTTATGATAACGGATAATATTCTGACATCATACAAGGCAGCCGGAGAAGAAGAGGTAAATCTGAGCTATGAGTATAGATTAAATTCAGTTACTATAGAGGTAATTTACCCCAAACATGTAGACCAGCTATATTCAGGGCTTTTGACACTGAGTAACCAGCTTAGGTTCGAAAATCAAGTAAATGAATTTCAACTGTCAATAAGCTCATCAAAATTGAAGGTAAGCCTATTCAGGTGATCCAGCAACCTGACTATCAAAGAGTTAGTTCAAAAGGCCCTTGCCACAACAGGGCCTTTTTATATATTTTATCAGGATTAACTATTAGATACCAAAATCAAACATCATGAAAGAACAGAAGATAGTTCCACGATTCCCAAGGGGGTTAGGTATAACCCAATTAGCCTTACAGGCTAATGCTGGAGATGATGAAGCTCTTAAGAATCTGACCAAGTTCGTTATCCATACTTGGATAGTTAACAATGGGAAATTATGGTTAAGGGTTTATTCAGTAAATGAACTCGCAGACTTCTTGAAATGTGAGCCATCAATTATTCAGATGCAAATGAAACAAACGTTTCTAGACAACGGCTTATTTGACCGTAACAAGATGGATGAGATTGCTGATTCTCTCATGGGAGCTTGCATAGGCTGGGCACTGGAAGACCGTATGGAAATAAGTCAACAGCTACAAATACTCAGGGATTCTCAGGGGGGAAGATATGCTCCATTTATAACTGCAGAAGTCAATAAAGCCATTGGATTAAAGCAACAGTCCACAACCTCTCTTCAGAGTTTAGTACGGGCAGTGTCTGGTGGCGGTACTGTAAATATCTTCAACCAACAGAACAATCAATTCAACAATACGGGTGAGTCTGAACCAGTACTAACCCGTGATATAGCCATGTCTATGATTCAAAAAGAGCTTGCTGACAAGGGTGGTATAAAAGAGATAGAATATGTAGAAAATCAGTATGACTTTAAAGAATTACCAGTTGTTGTTGCAACAAAACAAGAGGGTAATAGAGGAGATAAAGAGGGCTTAACTCTCAAGAAGGCCGAATTGGATAGCGTAACAGGAGACTACCATGGTGCCTTAAAAGTCTTTGAAGAAGACCATCATCAAATCCGACGAGAAATAGAAGAGGGGATAGACTACGAAGAAATAGACCCAGAACTCGAAGATAACCATTGATTTTTATTTGCAAAATTAGATTTAATTTCTTATATTTGTATAAACAAAAATTAAAAGGTTATGGACTTAATAATTAAAGCTCGGGAGGTTACAGTTAATATAACTGTACAAGGGTTTCTCAAAGTAGTTTCGGCCAATGAGAAAGAGATAAGATTCTATATCTCGGGAGAAGATAATATCAAGGAAGCTTCTGAACAACTATCTAACCACAACATCTGGCATAATCCATATCCTCATTATTTGGGTATACCCTTTACGGCAGGGAGTTTAGAGCCAGGATATAAAGCAGAAATTCAGTTCAATCTATAACACAGACACCTACTATGAAAGAAGTTTTAACTGCGACCAAAGTGGTAGCCAAAATCAATCAACTTATCAATGAGGGTAAGAAGATTAAAGTATTCGGGTTACCTTATCCTCCTTATCAGGAAGATATTGTCTTCACTGATGAAAAAGTAAATCGTCAGAGTTGGTTATGCACTAATAGCAAAGTAACTCTATCCGCATCAGCCTGTGCAACTAAAATAAAGATACATACTATCACAGGTTGGTGCAATCTATTCCAGTATGTAGAGAATGGTAAATATGTAGATACCATATCAGAAGATGGACAATATATCGATATGCAAGTCATGGATGATATTTGTCCCGGAATGCTATTAGGAGTAGCCCATGCAGATACTCATACAAATATCGGTATGATTCTCAATGTAGAGGATGATGAAGCAAACAACGTGAGGGCTATAACTATAGCCGGACCAGACTTTATGGAGAAGACTCATTATCTTCCTATGAACGAAGCTACTAATTACTTTGTATTCGACAAAATCATGTAACGTTAACCTTTTTATAACTATGCACATTAATAAGAAAATAGACCTTTTAATTCGGGCAAGCAGACTTTACTGCCACTCAATGTACCAAACGTACGACCCGAAGTATTACCCCACTATCAAAGGTATAGTACTTAACTTTACTAATAAATTGTTCGGTACAAAACCAGTGGAGAACAAAGTACGGATAGATATTATAAGCCTATTCAGGGATGATATCAAAGACAGACCCGGGTGGAAAGTATATTCCGGTATATGTATCCTCGTAGAGTTTCCTGATAATTCAGCCTTGGAATATGAGCTGTTCAAACATCCCCTCATACCAGAAGGAGATATCTATTACAAACCGGTTCTCATACCAGCTAAGGCCTAATAAATAAAGGACCATTAAGACCTCTTTTCTAGAGGTCTTTTTTGTGTTACTAATAAACTAGACATAAATAGGAGATAAAGTTTCTAGAACCTATCTCCACCCATAGATACCGAGAAGTTTTATTTGCATATTAAAAATATTATATCTATATTTGTATAAAGAAAAAGAAATAAAACCCTACAATTATGAAAGATTATAAAAAGGTTATGCTCTCGGGTCTCAAGGAATCATATAACTTGGGAAATATTCGGGAAGAAGAGGTAGATTGCATTAAAGAAGCAATCCAGGACACTTACACTGAAATGGTAGAAGAACTGGATTCTCGACTTGGGCTGGAACTCTACGATTATAAAGTAGAGATTAAATATGACCAGGACAGCATTCCTCAGTCATATAAGCATACTCTTTTGGTTAAGTTCCATGAATCAGAAGGAGTAACTCGGATGAATTTCCGAGGGGTATTAACCCAATTGAAGGAGATTCTCTCTACCGGGGATGATGAAGTACTGGTAGGGAGCTGTAACCTGGGATTAGTAATAACCATCAGGGCATGAGTTCAATCAACAAAATATGTAGAGAATACAACTGGGTATGTAAACATATCAAAGGGCCTCTCTATAGAATAAAGATGCAGGAGTTATATATTGAAGTCAACAAAGCAATGAAGGACCCAGGTTTAACTCCTGAACAAAAGTTAAAACTAATAGGTATCAGGGATATCATAAAGTCAAAGCTATGAAAATGTTTGAATTGATTCCGTACATACTGGAGTTAGACCCAGAAACGGAGATAAAGTTAATTGAGGACTTGGAACCCGGTAAAGATGGATTACCTAAAATGTCTAAGGTACTCCCTACCATGATGGTCAACACCAAGACAGGAGAGAAGGTACTCACTCTCATTAAAGAGAGTCACATGAAAGAGTTCATGTCAAAAGCTGAACTCATGTCAGCTCACAATGTTCAACTAAAAGATAAAGTCTCATGAAAACTCAAGACAAAAACTCAGAAGGCAGTACTCTAATCATATTCATGTGGTTAGCTATTGCCATTGTTCTGATTGTAGTTATTATGGCAGTAATCGAGAATAAAAACCAGGTAAAAGAGCCACCTGCTAAACCCTGGATAAATCCCGATGGGAGCTTACCTTATGAAACAGTTAAGGCTTTAGCTCCAGATTATATAGACAGTCTCGAAAGGGCTGGAGAGATTGAGAGATGGTTAAAGGAGCATCCTCAACAAAATGTCCACATTCGCATCACTATCGAAGACGAACGCTGGTAAAGGCCTTCAATATTTATTTGCATAATTACAAAATATTTGCTATATTTGTATATAGGAAATAAGATAATAATTAATTAAATAAATTAAGGCCATGAAAAAACAACCAGACAATTACTTATACCTCCTGAAGAAAGTTCACGGATGGTGCAAAAGACAAGGCATGACAGACCCCGAAATGTATTTCCAATGCACACTCAGGGAATTTCTCCGGAGATATGGTATGCTCCTCACTAAGATAGAGACCAGAAACAATCAGTATGGTGGTCATCATACTTTCACCTTCACACCGGCTCCGGGTACGGAAATATTTGGTGGTACAAATACAGAACTGGAATCAGTATTCGATATTTACGAGTCTCTGGATTATTTCGAATACGAACAAACATGGGTAATCCGCAATCACGGAGGTATCATCTCTATCCGCTGCTACTACTCAATCTAGTAACTCAAAGATAGCTGGATATGAAAACACTTAAGTTATTATTGCAAGCATTACTGGAATGGATAATCCTGGTAGCTGTAATACTGATAGTTTCTTGGGTAATCATCCAAATAAAATACTAATCATGAAACCTAAATCCAATTCAACCCATATCTGCACAAAATGTCAGAGACCCTTAGAAGAGGGAGGAGGATGCTATACCTTCTGTAATGGAAAGAACTTCCTACCAATCCCAGAAGAAAATCCAAAACATCCAGGATGTCGTAGGAGAAAACTGGGCAGATGATACTTATTACTCATAATCATCTATACTATGAAATGCACTGAATCCAGAGAATTAAGGGTTCTCTCAATGAATCAACTCAATGCAAAATTATCTGAACTCTACAAGGAATTACCCTCCCGTAAATGGGCATTCCAAAGAAAATACAGACAACATATCCTTAATCTCATCAACCAAATCAAACATGAACAAACCATGAGAAGAAAAGGGTTAAGGACACAAGGAATATGGATAGAAATACCCAAACAATAATCATGGACACTATCACTAAAGAACTCTTCGACAATTACCTCAAACTCCAGAGGTCAGGAATCATGAATATGACCGATATAGAACAAGGAGCCAGAATCCTAAGGTGTACTCAAGATGAATATGAAACCATCCTCTGGAATTACACCGCTCTCAAGAATAAGTTCTACCCTAAATCCAAATAATAAAGCCATGAAAGACATTTTAGTACATTACACCAGTCAAGAAAGGGATGAAAATACTGGGCTTTACACTGATGTTGTATACAAGGGATATATCCAACATTGGCACTGTGGTTCAGGTTATCAAATGGCCATAATCCTAAATACCGAAGGCAGGTTCCATAGAACCACCATAGATAAAATCTGGGTAGAAAAAGAAGATATGCCCACAACCAAATAATAACCTATGAAACAAAGAAAATCAATTAAGGTATCAAAAGAAAAGGCCATCATCATAGCCTCAAACCATAACAACATCCCAATCCAAAAGGCAAAGGCTTATACAGATTCCGAACTAAGGGAAGTATTAAGGCATCTCAACCTAAAGCCAGGATTCTAATACCCTCTACCCCAAAACACAAAAGAAATCAAATATCCATAACATCATCCTATATATATAAGGCGTATATAAATACATATACTTATAATCATCAATCATATAAGGCTTTTAGGATTGGCTTATATCTTAGAGGCCTTTTATTTATGTGTTAGGTTAGGGCAAAAGTTAACAGGCAGTCGATGATAAGGTTCAGATATCGAAGAAGTCCAAGGGCCATAAAATCGGGGTGAGGAAAAAAATTTAAGGTAGGTGATGGGCCCTCTCAACTGTGTACCCTAAGAGCTCTGGAGCTATCTTTGTTACTATACGTAGTAGCTAACCAGACTTAGGGCCCTAAGACCCAAAGAGAGCCCTAAAGGCAGCCTTTAAGGTACCCAAACCCTTACCTTAATCAAGTCTATATTATATAATCATAAGTCTCTTAAGGCAAGGTTAAGGCCAATAGCTAAGGCCTTTTCGATAAAGAGACTTATGGCCACTCTACTTGTCTATACATGAGAATAAATGAATAGCTTCATTGGTACACTTAGGTGCCATTAAGGGCCTTAATCCTAAGCCTTAAACAAACGAGTCTATATTATATATATATACGAGTCTTTTTAGGGGATTTTGGAACAGGTGTCTAAAATCGATATGCCAGGAATAGAGTATTGGAGATTTGATTTCTCAAGTTAAGGCACATTTAGGGTACCTTTTAAGGCCCTAAACTACCTTAAAGGTAGGCTTTAAAGAATTATTTGCATATATAATATATTATGATTATATTTGTATAAAGAAAAAAGAAATAATACCCTAAAACATTTAAGGCCATGAAAAGAATCAGAAAGGTAATCCTAATATCCCTACTCTTAACGATGGGATTCATTATCGGAGCTTTGGTTACAATATATACCCAAGAGGTATATAACCATCCCAATGTAAAGAAGGCCTTCGAGGTTAAGGCCTTTGGTCAATACTTTATATACGAATAATCCTTAAATCCATAAAGCCATGCTTAATTCTAAAGACTTTACCACTGCCCTGGAAATCATTTCCAAACACCATTCGACTGAATTGGCCATCAATACTCCTAAGGATAACTTCGTGGGATATATGGGTCAATCGGAATTCAGGTTGCATATTAAGAAATGTGTACCCTCGGTAGTTAATAATTTGATTCAGGCAGGTTATATCCTGAATATGGGTCCGGAAGGTTTGGAGGTCGATAAAATCTAACCTTCAAAGGCCTTCATATTATATTTGTAATACAGTATAATTATATTATATTTGTAATACAGTATAATTATATTATATTTGTAATACAGTATAATAATTAACTAATTTTAAGGTTATGAAAAGATTTGATTTAATTGCATCGGTTAAGGGGTTAATTAAGGATAAGGCTTACGAGGCTGGTAACGGGATTACCATGGTAACTTCGAACCGGGCTGGGATTGCATTAACCTTTGCGGATAGTGATTTGGGAATGTATATAACCTATATGGAGACATTGGCATAGGTGGGGGTTGGCCCACCTATTTGCTTTCATTTCTCTTTTCTGTTAGGCCTGCCAACCCAGGCCTTTTTTATTTATGAGCTTATAAGGCCTTTATGGATTCAATATGTGTACCCTCTAGTGCCTTATAGTGGCCATAAACTTTAGGCCCACTTGAAGGCCCTAAATATAAATTTGTGTATATTAAATATTATTTGTATATTTGTAATACAGAAAAGAAATAACTAATTTTTAATCTTTACAATTATGAAAGCAATTAAAAATCAAATCGAAAACCAACTGCAAAACCAACTTGCAACCTTCTCCATGCTCAACTCTGCACTCCCTGCAATCTCCCAAATTGCTCAAACCCTCACCGACCTTCTCCCTCAACCCGAGGAACTCTCCTTCTATCACTCTCACAATTGGACTCTCGATTCTGCCCACGGTGCCGAAATCACCTCCCTTATCCTGGATACCTCCTACCAGGAATCCGACCGGGACTTCGAAACTCCCATAATCGAAAAACTCAACTTCGAACTTAATTCGGACCTGGGCTCTATCCGAATAACCTCATCAAATATCGCCGACGGGCTTATTCTCCTAAATATATCCTACCTGGAATAAAACCCAGGTTAAACCTAAACTTAGGCCTACCTTATAGGGGGCCTTTTAGATATGTATAGGGTTAAGGCCTTATATCGCTTTTAGTGGCTTGGCTTATAGGCCTTTTATATTATAGGCCATGCAGGCACCTCTTGGCACCAATCCCAACCCTGTATTCAAAATTTTCCTAAAGTGCAATGCAAAATAAAGTGTTCCCATTTGCAAGTAGGGGCATATCATAGAAACTTAGTACTTACGGAATATAAGTTTACTTAGTTATAAAATTATATAGTTCTAGATTCCCGAGGACTAAGGCCGAAAATGAAAAGGAACATTAAAGGCCTTAGCAAGGGAATTAAGGTACCCACTGGCACCAGCTAAGGCCATATTTCAATCAGACCTTATACCAACAAACCCTCCTACCAACAATAACCTTATACTCAACCTACCATTAAACCCACCTACCATAACACCCTAATTCCCTAATAGGCAATATTTATTCTAATCCGTTCTATTATAGAAAAATATAATCAAAATTTATGTCTAAAATTTTGTAATTGAAAATATTTGTTGTATATTTGTAATACAGAAAAGAACTAATAAAAGTTAAACCAATTAAAAATTTTACTACTATGAAAGCAAATGAAATTTTAGCAATCGGCAACGAAATTTTTTCGACCAACGAAAGAAAAAGTATCTACAAAAAAGAAATCTTTGCAGAATGCAAAACCGACAAAGAAAAAAAGAATCTGCGAATGAAGTTGCGTAAAAAATTAGATGTGTTCATAGCAGAATTTATTGCAAGCAATAAAAATATAGAAAAAAGGAAAGCACTAAAAAAAGCATGGCAAGAATATGCAAAGCAAGTATATATAAATACAAATTGTATCGTTGATGTAAATGCCAATACAGAAAAAATGGACACAATCAAAAATTTCTTACTTGCAATGAATGAAAAAGAAAGCAAGTAAATAAAATCGAATAGGGGACAAATTTGTCCCCTATTTTTAATAAAATTTAATTTTGCGATAGGGACACCGTGGTCCCGTTTTACTGCCAGATGTTTTTGAAGACCTCGTGATAAGACTCTTTAAGGTACCAAAACCTTTTTACTGCCAGCTACCAAAGAAACCTCACCTTAAGCTCTTCCTGAAAGGCACCTACCGAATGGGCACATAATCACATCCCCCCTCTCCCTACACAAAATGAAGAACCCATCCGAAGGCTCTTCATAAAATTTTTCCGGGATATTTTTTGGCTCCTATTATAAGGCTCATGATTTAGCCTTATATATCCCTATAAGTCTATCAAAAGCCTTAACCCTTACTTCACTATCCCACCTGCTCCACCAAAATATTTCTCGAAGGGTCAACTTATGGTTTTGAAATTCCCTATAAGCCTCAGTAGTTTTATCTCCACCCAAAAACTCAAAGTTAAATTCAGGGATAAGTATAAAAGGCCATTTAGGATTATACAATAGTTTACCATCAAGTATCTCTGACTCATGTCCCATATCCTGTAAGATACAAATCAAAGACTTCTCTAATTCTGAATCCCTTAATACAGCCAATTTGAATGACTTGCACATTCCACAATTAATAATGGTATTCACATAAATCTCCTTGGCTTTGGTTATCCATTCCAGGATAATCCTATTCTTCTCTTTCTGTTCCATGATTAGGCATAGGGTTTAATTATAACTATTGTAAGAGTGACTACCAGAATGCAAATTATTCCGAATATGAATAACCTCACCTATTATTTGTAATAATTTACTAGAATGTTTCTGCAACGAGCAAAGGACCCCACCCATTATTCCCAATGTAAGTGTGAATCCTATAAAGGAGAAAAGGATATGAAATAAAACCTTTAACATAGTATTCATGAATTTAAGGGATATAGACCTGAAGATATCGTTTCGGTATCAAGGTATACACCCAATAAGAGGGACCCTTGGTAGTGAGCCCCTCTTAGGATTATTGCCTATCTAATAACTTGATATCTAAATCTCCGTCGGCATATATGGTAATGTAGTCTATTATCTGTACTTGGTCGTCTGTTGGCATTTGTATACCGGAGTTATTTACCTTTATAGTCAGCTTCTGATTGTCAAAGTCTAAATGGTAACAGGGAAATAGTTACATGTTACCCATTGGATGGTTTTTATTGGAACATAGATTAAAAATTAAGTCCAGTAGTTTATAGGTTTCTACTGGGCTTTGTTGTGTGTACATTACTTCATTAAAAGTATATCATAGTGATATACTTTTAATCCATAAACCATGCGATATGAGTTTACTTTTATTTCACCAAGGTAATGTACCTATAATCGAAGATGATATGAAATTCGCAAAATTACCCTTACCAACCAATTATGGGGGAGGTTGGATAACCAATGTACTATCTACAGTTGAACTGATAACTATCTACAATCAAGTTAAAAATGAACAGATAGATGGCATTATGATAGTAGATAGTCATGATTATGGTGGTCAATATGAACAGAGGGCCATATCCACGGGGTTCAGATTTAATAATTCAAAGGTAGAGTTTCACTTTAGTCATAGTTATTCTGTAGACGGTAATAAACCCATTGGAGAAGGTTTCGTTAACGACAACCAAACTAGAGCCATAGTCACCGTTACTATCTCATCTACAGGAATACTTATTTATCAATACCACAGCTTGGAATAATATAAAAGGGAAAAGAGGTCAGTATTTATCTGACCTCTTTTGTGTGATTACATTTACTACTTTTGGTCTGGTTCTTTAACCTTGGCCTCTTGTTTGAAGTAGAACTTAGTTTCTACGAAAAGATAGGGGTATTCCTCATTCTCGGGGTCATATACCAAGGTATAATCTACCCCTCTAACGTTAGCTTTCATGTAATGAAACTTTCTCCAAGCTTCATCCTTTAGATTCTTGATTACTTGTTTAAAAGAACGTACAAAACCAACTCTCTTCCTTAAGTACTTCTTTGTTCTACCAACTTCTTGGTAAAACATTTCCTCTACTACTCCACCAGCAGCATAGAACTGACCCGGAGTATAAACTTTTACTGCCATATAGATATTTTTATTAAGGTTCCCAAATATCGAATGTTTGACCTTTAGCTGTAGTTATTCTTAATGAATAATGTTCTCTTACTACTCTTAGCTTAGTAAAGGTTAGGTCATGTTTACGGTATACATATTCCTCTAAGGACAATATCTCATTTTCAATATTACCCTTTAATTGACCACTGAACTTTTGGGTGAATCCCTGAGTAAGATTATTTATCTTACCAGTGAGTTTATCCCGTAAAAGGGAAGGAATATTCCCGTCTATGATTACTTTCTCTATATAAGCATCCCAAACCGGAATGGATTGCTTCTCTTCATCACTGGCTTTCCTTAAAATTATTTCAATGTCGTTTAACTCGAGTATCATTCTTGAAAAGAATTTTGAGGGTTAGTATAAATAATCCAGTTATTACTGCCGGACTAACTGCCCATATAAGGAATAAAACTCCATATCTAACTGGGTTGGAGGCTTTTTTAAGAGGAGTTTCTTCTATTACACTTCTGATAAATAGGCAGAAGATAAATCCGAGGGTGTAGAACACTAAAAGGGTATAACCCAACCAAGCCGGAGCAGGATTAGCAGTCATTAAGATATCAGACATGATATGATTATTATGATGGTGATACAAATTATGAGTGTTTGAATAGTTTCTTTCTTACCTTTGGACCAAGATTCATTACCTTCATATTCCTTGTTTACTCCTTTCAAAGCTTTCCAAGTCATACCTCCACAATATGCAGAGTAACTAATAACGTTTACTGTAATCCAATGTAATAAGAAACGTATCATTTTCCTTCTATTTTTTCGATAATACGACTGATTTTGGCAGCTGCATACCGGATTATATCAGGATTTTTAATCCCTTTCTTGTTGATAGCGGCCAATTTCTCCAAATCATGGTTCAAAGTTCTCTGTGCTACCAGAGTTTTATACTTTTCTTCGTTAAAAACCTCGATTTGATACTTAGAATTGATAGGATTGAGATCTCTATCTGTCTTAATACCATTCTCGAGAGTATAAACCCCCTTTTTCCTCTCCTTAATTGCCGTCTTTTCAAAGAAGGCAGGACCTGTTACCAGTAATAAATCACCAACTTTCATGTAGTTTTGATATTAAATTTGCATATTAAAGTAGTCTTTGCAAGACCTTCCGGTATATATTATAAAATTCTATTTTCAATGAATGTCTTAGGTATCTGTGGAGCCCAAGGAGCGCTCCTTTTTGAGTTTAAGGAACATCTTATAGCTAATGTAGAACCCAGAGCAGTATTCCATTCCAAAAAAGAAGAGCAATGGAAGCTTAATTTTGGTGATATACCGTTTGTAAGGTCACTGGAAGAGGTAAAAAATTCCAAAATAGACCTAATATTAGGCTCTCCATCATGTGGGCATAGCTCAGTATTCTCATATTCCAGGAAAAAATCCCTGGGCAAACCCCGGGAAGATGTTACCCTTAATCTGTATCTTTCTAGTATTAAGAAGTTCAAACCGGCAATATTTATGCTTGAGAACCTCCCAAAACTTCTGGATTTTATCCCTATCGGGGAATGGGAACATAATTTACCCGATTATAAACTTATAGTGCACTGTCACTCCGTTACGGTATTTGGTAATTCCCAACAAAGTAGGAAACGTCTGGTGTTGATAGGAGTTAGAAAAAACTCCAAAATCAACCCACAGATATTTGACCATACTTTTCAGGTTACAAAACCCAAGAATCTGTGTCAATTGAAAAGAGAGGTTAGGAGAGACCTAAATTATCGGGAAGCTGATGATAAAAAGTTAGCCATGTATCACTATGCTGATAAATCTAAAACCACTCTAACAGTAGCTCAAGTAAGAAAGCTATGGAGAACTGAGTTCAAAAATGACTACAAGTGGCCTATGAGAACTCAGAAGATGAAGACTCTACCGGGAGTATATCGCAATAGAAAAAGAAGTTACCCATTAACCGTAAGACCTTCATCCAGGCAATTCAATCCCCACGGAAGGATTATGGGCCTTGAAGAATACCGGGTGATTATGGGCTTTCCCAAAACCTTCCGAATTTATTTTGATAAGGCTAATCCAACTTATTGGTTAAATAAGGGAAGGAATACCTTAACCAAGGGCTCTGTATATGAGGTCGGATTATGGTTAAAAAGGTGCCTTAAAAAGGCCTCTATTTTACGATGACTCCCCCTCGTATATGCGCGTGATAATAATATACCTTAAACAGTATATTATTATCTATACACGTGTTTAAGGGGGGTATATGAAAGAAAAACTAAACACATAAAAGAAGATGAAAAATGTAATCCTAACCTTAGCCTTTATAATTATGGCCTTAACCATATTTTGGCTATGGAACCGAAATTCTGAATTAAGGCATGACCTTAAAAATTCTACTGAGCAACCTGATACCATTTGGGTTAATAAACCCTTTGTACCAAAGGTTGAATTCCCTAAGATTCAATTACCCAAAATGGTATTCCTCTATCAGATAGATTCTGTTCCTATCGAACGAATTGAATATGTTGATAGAGTAGTTACTATCATTCAAAAGGATTCAACTAAAATTGAATACAATGAATTATTCCTGACCAATTATCCTCTGGCTCCTAAATTATTGCAAATACTTTCAAATAGGGATAAACTATCTATCACTACATTCAATACTGATTGTAAGCTTATTACTGAGGAGTATTCAGTTAATTACTTTCGTTATCAATATAACTACCTGGATGGTAAATTAACCCATAAGAAAACATCTTTCTTAAAAAGATTTAATCCAGTAGCTCAGTATACCATACGACCAGTACATAACTTCCATGATTTGGATTTAGGCTTGAAATACAATACCAGTAAATTTAATTATGAAGCCGGGTTGAATATCAACTATTATCCTAAACTTCGGGATAATTTAGGTCTCGACCCGTACTTAAGAATTTCATACAATTTCTGACATGGCAAGAAAGAAGACATTAGTTGAAGATGCAAGTCTTACACCCGAACAACTTAAGACATTGGTTCGGGTGATGAAAGACCCTTTCTTCTTTTCTACTTTCTGCTACGTGATAAACCCAGTGTTGGGTATGGTAAAGTTTTTGCTCTACCCTTTTCAGAAGGCAGTGCTATACCAATTCATGCTCAACAGGTTCAATATCATCCTAAAGTTTCGTCAGGCTGGTATTACTGAGCTAATCTCCCTCTACTGTCTTTGGTTAGCAATGTATCATCCTAACAAGAAGATAAATATTATCTCAATCAAGGACACCGTAGCAAAGAAGGTACTAAAGAAGATTAAGTTCATGTACAAGAACCTACCCTCATATCTGCAAGAGCCTATCATAAACGGTCGTGCAGGGGAGTTCGGTTCTGTATCAACTATAGAGTTTGCAAATGGTTCTGTAATAGAATCTATTCCAACCTCTGACCAAGCTGGTCGTTCTGAATCTTTGTCGTTGTTGGTGATTGATGAAGCAGCAATCGTAAGATGGGCTTCAACTATCTGGGCATCAGCCTTCCCTACTCTATCAACTGGTGGTGCTGCTATAGTAAACTCATGTATTACTGGTGATACTCAAATTATAGGTAAAGATGGGCCATTCAGAGTAGATTCTATTTGTCCCAAAACTTTTGGTAAGATGGATATATCACATCTTGGGCTGAGAGTATTATCACATACTGGAAAGTGGCAGAGAGTACTTGGTTCTGTAAATAAGGGTGTACTGAAAACTTGGGAAGTTCACAATGAACAAGGTAGGGTTATTAAATGTACTCCAAAACATAAGTTGTATACTCTTGAAGGTTGGTTACCTGTTTCAGAGATAATCAAACGAGATATACCTGCTATCTTCTATCATACTGGTATAAGCGGTCTGGAGCAGAATCCAGTAACCGTAAAACCCAAGAAAGAGATATGCAAACCCATACCTGGTTATCCAAACTATGAAGTCTCCAACTGGGGAAGAATCTTCATTGTAAAGAATGGGACGAGGGTAGAGAAGTTACCAAGACCTTGTAATAATAGGGAGAGATACCTAAATATAAGGTTGTGGAATAAGGGTCAAAAGAAAAAGATATGTGTCCACAATCTGGTGGCTAAAGTATTCTTAGGAGAAATTCCAGAAGGATATGTAGTTGACCACATAAACAATAATCCATCGGATAACTATGTAACCAATCTCCAGATAGTTACAGTAGCTGAGAACAGTCAAAAAGCTGCAAAATATTCTTATGGAATGAAGCTTGGGTCTAAACTAAAAGGTGGATTCAACTACGACTTAAGAGTAGTAGCTTACATAAGGTATCGTTATCAAGAGCTTGGTTACTATTATGGAGTGTTGGAGAAGATATCTCAGGAGATTGAGAATAAGTTTGAGGTTAAACTGAATAAGTCTTATATTCAACGTATTGTATCTGGTAAACGTGGTACAAGTATCTATCTTTCTAAGCTGAAAGTAGTTAGAAAGTATTACGATACCATTTATGATATTTGCGTTGAAAACGATGAATCTTACCTCATCAACGAAGACTACGTGTCTCATAACACCCCTTATGGTGTAGGGAACTTCTTCCATAGTACTTGGGTAGATGCTATATCTGGGGGTAATCCGTTTAACCCCATACGATTATATTGGCAGATGCACCCTGATAGGGATGAGAAATGGTATGAAGAGATGTCTGCTGCTTTGGGTCCCAAGAGAACAGCTCAGGAGATAGACGGTGACTTCCTATCATCTGGGAATACAGTATTCGACTTAGCTGATATTAAAGCTATAGAGGAATGCTTATTTGACTACCCTGTTATCAATATCCGTCTCAAAGGTCAGTATAAAGAGTTCAACGAACCAGACCCAAACAAAGAATACTTTATCGGTGGTGACTGTGCTACTGGTAGAGGTACTGACTACTCTGCTTTCACCTGTATGGATAAAGAAGGGGAAGAGGCTGCAGTATATAAGGGGAGAATACCCCTGAACAAGTATGCCCGACTCCTTGGTGATGTTGGAGAGAAGTTCAATTTTGCTAAGTTAGCTCCCGAGACCAATGATGTTGGTATGACGGTAACTACCATACTTCAAGATGAGGGATATCCTAATCTATACTTCTATACTAAGCTCTTACGTAAGAAGAGGAAGAATAGACCAGAAGAAGATAAGTTCCCGGGATGGTTGACCACAACCAAGAACCGTTCTGTAATAATCGAGAACTTAGAGAAGGATATCAGGGAAGAGAACGTAATTATAAAAGACCCGTTCTTTGTACAAGAAGCATATACTTTCATCTATGACGGGGCTGGAAGACCAATTGCTCGTGGTAAGCATAGAATGAATAACTCATCTATGGACCTAGATTTGGAAGGTGAAACCTATTCCGATGATGCTATATTCGGTAAAGCCATCACAAATCATATCAGGTCTCACAGTCCATCTGGTACTGTAGTAATTCCTCAGTAAGCATAAACCATTCAATATAACATGAAACTTAATCCTATCAGTTGGTTCACCAGGTCTAAGCCTGTGGAATCTCAGAACAAAGATGAGGGAAAGGGTTCAATAAGTCCGGGCAGAGTTTCTCAACCAGATGATGGTGTGGGGAACTCTGAACTCATTACCACTCTCAATGGTATGACGAACTTAGTTACCCCAACGTTCAGAACAGAACTAATACCTATTATTCGGGACTTGTACAAGATAAACCCGGACGTCAGCATTGCATTGCAGGACATGTTTAAGTTGTCGAATACAGGTCATACTATCGACTTCCCAAACAACACTCCCGAGGAGTCCACCAAGATGAGGGAACATTTAAGGAATGTATCCAAGAGGTGGTCGAAGTATACAGCCGGAATAGATGGGTTGGTAAACAAGTTCATAGTTCAGCTTCTTGTTAGTGGTGCTATATCGGTGGAAGGAGTACCAAACAAGAAGTTAACAGGATTGGAAACTATACTCTTCATTAAACCAGAAACTATAAGGTTTAAGAGAGAGAACAATGGAGTATATCACCCATACCAAAGGAATCCTCATTTGGTAGATGGTCTCAAGGATTCATTCATACGATTGAATACCGAGACCTATTGTTATGTTGGTATGTACAATGATACCGATGAACCCTACGGGGTACCTCCATTTATGTCGGCTTTGGATTCTATCGCTGGTCAGCATACCATGCGAAAGAATTTCAAACATATCATGGAGGTAATGGGTATGGTTGGTTTCCTTGAAGCTAAGATGGCTAAACCTCCTCGTACTGCTGGAGAAAGTGAAAAAGCCTATGCTGCTCGTTTGGAAAGTACTCTCAGGAAGATGAAGACCAATATCGTTGGTGGTATGTCAGATGGAGTAGTGGTTGGTTACATAGATGACCATGAATTCGAACTGAGGTCAACTTCGGCTTCTATGCAGAATATAAACCTTCCCTGGAATATGAATCAACAATCCGTAGCAAACGGCCTCGGAGTAAATGGTTCTATCATTGGAGTATCTGCATCACAGAGTGGTACCGAGGGTGGAGCTGGTATACAGCTGTCTAAGATGATATCCCAGTTAAAGAATATCCAAACCCTGGTAATCTTTGTACTGGAGTTTTTTTATTCTCTAGAATTGCGCCTGGCGGGGTTCAATAATAAGGGAATAACTATCAAGTTCGGGACTTCAACTGTTTCTGATGATATTAAGTTACAGCAGGCCCGTGAATATCGGGCTCGTGTAAATGTAACCCTGTATAATCAGGGTATCATCAGTCAGGACCAGTTTGCTCGTGATATGGGTTATGAAACTCCGGACCAACCCGAACCAAGAACTCCTGTGGATTCGGATGATTCAGATGGTACGGGAGATTCAGATACTGGTAAGAAGAAAAAGAAACGGGAAGATGACAAAGACAAGTCAGACCGTAGGACCAGGGATAAAACAAACCCTAATCCCAAAAGAAAAGACCAAGACAGTAAACCAAGATAAATTATGACAAATGTTCATCAGAACACCGATGTAATGGTGTTAAGTGCGGCTCATAGCTTGATGGTATCTAATGTACCAGAAGTAGTTATTGATGCTCACTCTCTCTCCGAAAACTTCTACAAGGGTACTGTCAACTTCAGTGAAGACCCTAAGAAGTCACTGGAAAGGTTTGGTATGTGGGGAGGCACTTTGAATGTCAACCAGTTCATGCCAGAAGTAACTCCAGAAATGTTAAAGCCAAAGGACAGTGACTTTATAGAGCCAATGTTCCGAATGCTTTCTGCCGCAATAGTGGCAAAGAAGTACAATCCCACTGAGTTTCCAGAAGCAGTACTGAAGGAATCAATGCCCTTATTGGTAGGTCAATCAGTTAACCTTGACCATGAGACCGATGTAGCTAATGCTATTGGAGCAGTTAAGTCTGTAGAGTGGCAAGAAGCTTATCAGGATGAAAAGACCGGGATAATTATCCCTGCTGGTATCAATGGTATCATGAAGATAGATGGTCTTTCAAATCCCCGTATAGCTCGTGGTATTCAAATGGACCCTCCGTCAATACATTCTAATTCTGTAACTGTAGAGTTTGCATGGGAACCTTCTCATGCCTTTGAAGATATATGGGAGTTCTATTCCAAACTTGGTACATATACTGAGAATGGGGAGTTGATTCGTAGAGTTGTTACCAAGATTATATCTTATAAAGAGACATCTCTGGTATGGCATGGGGCAGACCCGTTTGCCCAGCTTATCAAAAGCGGTAAGTTAAACAGCCCTGCTTATGCAGGAAGTCAGTACTATTCTTTCTCTGAAGAAAAAGCTGCCGAAGCAAATGACCCAGCAAAGAGGGTATCTATGTTCGACTTCAAGATTCTTTCTGAAAAAGAGATAAAGTACAATACCACCCAATCTAATAATGAAAAGGGTGCCAGAAAGGGTAACCACAATAACCAAACAAATAAAACAAACATGGACAAAGAATTGCAGCAAGTGCTGGCGAGCCTCTTTGGTGAAAATCTTTTGACCCTTTCTGAAGGTCAGGAAGTTTCGACAGAGCTGGCTCTCACCCAGATTAAAAACCTGGTACAGCAGAATCAGAGCCTCACTGAGGCCGTGGCTTCCAAAGACACTGAGATTCAGACTCTCAAGGAAGAGAAAGCAAATCTCGAGAAGGACATGGAATCTTACAAGGAAGCAAAGAAAAACTGGGACGGTCATATCAAATCCTTCCGTGAGGAGACGGTGGCTGCCTACAAGAAAGTTTCCGGCGAGGAGAACGTAGACCAGAATATCTTGGCACTCCTGGAGAACGAAGGAACTACCATGGAGACCCTCAGTGCTCTGCGTAAGACCTACGATGCACAGCTGGAGGACAAATTCCCGATGCACTGCAATCATTGCGGTTCTCAGGACGTGGGCCGGGCATCGTCTATCAATCCAGAGGTAGAAGACGAGACGAAGAACGGAGACAAGTCTACTCAGGCAGTTGCCCAGGCTTTGGCCGACCGGAAACTTCGAGGAGAAAAGAAATAACAGAAAAGTAACTTAAATCTCAAATTAAATTATGGCAGACTTACACAAAGTGGGTTCCCGAACCCCGCAGGCTGGGATTTACAAAAGTGAATCGCACAAGCTTCATCAGGCATTCCCGGTAAAGAAAGGCGATACCATAGTTCAGGGTCAGCCCGTAAAGCTGAACACTGATGGTACCATTTCTCCGTATACCGGAGCATCGGGCGAAATGTACATCGGTATCGCTATCGGTTACAGCCAATATCCCGCATATCCTCCTACGGCAGCCGGAGTAGAGGTTACGGTAATGGTCCAGGGCTACACCATTATCCATGGTATCGCCAAGGCTGAGATAACCACTACTGGTTATGTTCAGACGGACGGTACTCTCGACGACAGCGGCACGTATCCCAACTTTAGTCCCTCGGCTTCCAATGCCGAGACTCCCTTCCTGGCTATAAACACGGCAGAGGCAGGTGAACTGGTACGAATCCTTGCAAAATAACAAGAAAAACACATTTATAACATGGCAGAAAAAACTTTCACTCGGGACCAGTACTTAAAGGAGCTTCCCGAAATCGTAAAGAACATGGATGGCTTCCGACAGGGAAGCAACAAGAGTCTCCCGGTAGACATTCATCTGGGTGATATGCTCCAGGAGAAATATGGCATTACCCAGGAGGATTATTTCAAAGCCGTCGGGTTCAATCCCAAAGTCGACACGATGGAGAATATATACTCCATGCCGAATCCCGAACTTCGTTGGCTCGTTCCGGAGATTGTCCGTGAGGCAATCTATCTGGGAATGCGAGAAGCACCATTCTATCCCAACATCATCGCATCCGACCAGCCTATCAATGGGCTGACGGCAATCATGCCGCTCGTCAACATGTCAGACGCTAACCCTGCACGGGTGAACGAGGCTGAGACCATTCCTCTGGGTACCGTATCTTTCGGCCAGAAGTCGGTCAACCTTTTCAAAATCGGCAAGGGTTTCAAGGTTACCGACGAGGTACGAAGCTACGTATCGATGGACGTAATGGCAATATTCCTTCGTGACTTCGGTGTTCAGCTGGGTTATGCAATGGATGCTCTGGCCATGGATGTCCTCGTAAAGGGCAACAAGCTGGACGGTTCGGAATCGGCTCCGGTCATCGGTGTAGGAGATACCACAAAGGGCATCCAGTATCGTGACCTTCTCCGGGTATGGATTCGGGCATCTCGCTTGGGTCGTCAGTTCCGTACCATCATCGGCGGTGAAGAGCAGGCACTCGACCTTCTCGACCTTCCCGAGTTCAAGCTGCGTTCGTCGGGTACAACTGATGCCCGCCTGAACCTGAAAACTCCGGTTCCCAACTCGGCAGATTTCTATATTCATGGTGGAACTCCGGAAAACGAGGTTATGCTAGTAGACCCGGCAGCTGCCATGATTAAGCTGACTGCAAAACAGCTCATGCTGGAATCGGAAAGAATCGTATCCAACCAGACCGAGGCTATCTATGCTTCGCTGACGACTGGTTTCTCTAAGATGTACCAGGATGCTTCTATCCTCATCGACGCAACGAAGAACTTCAGTACTCAGGGATTCCCTGATTACATGAACGTGGATAACTACCTGACCGGTATCATCGAGTAAATCTCACAATTCAAACCTGGGAGCGGTGTAATGCCGCTCCCTTTAATCAATTTAACTATGGCAAGTCCCAAGTACATAAAACTTAATCCGAAAGCCAGTATATTCTACGACCAGGCTTCCAAGATTAAGGTTCTCCGTAACGAGGTTGTGGAGATAACCGAAAAACAGTTCAACTCCCGGGTAATCAAAGCAGCTCTTGCTAACGGTTACCTTCAGGAAGCAAAAGCCGACGAGTTAAAGGCTAGCGGTGTAAAGGCAAATACACCCGCTACCAAGAAGGAAGTAGACCTGGAAGCCGTTAAGAAGAAGTTCAAAGACCTAGTCGAGGCAGAAGAGGCTCCCGAGAAAATCAAGGAGCAGTTCAACACGGAAGAGCTGAAGGCCTTGGCCATCTCCCTGGAGATTGAGCCTGAAGAGGGTGATACCAAGCTCGACCTGGTGAATGCTATCCTCGATGAGTTGAAGGACGAAGACGACGAGTAAGCTATGGAAACGGTAGATTTTTTATCTACCGTAGTTGGACTCAATGCAAGGTTTAGGGGATTCGCTGATGAACTACCCCACGACTTTACAGTAACATGGGTATTTGGTGATGGGAAGACAGAATCACACGTTGGTGTGGTAACTGCTTCCCATCTTTATGAAGCTTCTGGTGACTACGTGGTCAAGATGACCATAACTAACAACGTCGGAGGAGTTGCATTATCCAAGACTCAGGTTATTGGGGTTAGTGAAGAGGTAAAGACCCAGTTGCCTGGCAGTATCTACGAGCTGATAGACACTTATATCCCTGAGGATATCTTCGGTAAACTTACGCTTAAAGAGAAGCAACAGTTTATTGAAAAATGGCAGCTATATATTCAGCCGCTAGTAAATCATGAAGTACCTATAGAGGAATTTAATAATGAGTTGTATTACGAAGCTCTAGAAAACCAGCTAATTATGGAATTGGCAGCCTATGATTATATGGTAGTGCAGATTTCATTGATGGTTGGTGCCACTGCAGAATCAGTTAAAGAGAGTAACTCATCCTCTACATCTGAATCCGAGTCTTCAGAGTCAAGCCGGGGTTCAGGTGAGGTTAAGCGAATACAAACAGGTCCAACTGAGGTAGAATTCTTCAACGATACTGACTCTGAATCTAAAACCTCATCAAATGTCATAAAAGCAATGCAACCAGGTGGAGTTATTGATATACTTAAACAAAATCTGTGTATGCTTGCTGAAAGACTTTCCATCTATCTACCCATTTGCCGAACAGTGAAGAAGGTAGTAGTTCCAAAAGTAGTCAACCACCGGAGGCCAGGACCATTAGATGGCCCAGACCCAGGCTTCCCTGTAAAGAGATAGGGTATGGCACGGAGGAAAAGGATTACAAAAGGAGTATGGGACCGATACAAGGCCATTGTAAATGACTTTGTTGAAGTGGATGCAGGTAAACAACCTCTAATCTGGTTAAAGAGATTTGACCAGATTCTGTCTTACGGTGAAGATACTGGTAATAACTACGAACCGTACTTTCTGGACGGATTGATTCAGTACAACTTCATAAGAACTTGGCCTTCATTAAAAGAGACTGTTTCAGGTGAACTGGACGGTATAAATATTGTATTATATGTAACTAAAAGGTCACTTGAAGAGAATGGACATCTAACCAAAGAAGGTTATTGGAACTTTGACTGGGTACAGGATAAGTTCGTAATCAATGGAAAGGTCTATTCACCAACTGGTGATACTCAGGTTGCTCAGGCACATGATGAAGCTTTGCTCTTTTTTGTAGTACTGAAGAGAGAAACTCCAGAAGAAACTAAAAAGATACTCTCCTACATGGAGAACATCGATAGGTACGTAGAGTTAACTAAGTACATCCTTGAGTTAAGCGAAATGAATAACTATGAGGATGAAACTACCGTAAAGACTAATACGACATTCAAAGTTAAACCCAAATAAAAAAAAAATGGCCGAAGTAAAACAGAACGGTATAGTAGTTAATCCATCATCTGGTTCTGGTGATACTACTCTTCAGGTAAAAGCCGAAGTAGTTAACCGAGGGAATCGTTTAGCACAGGTTGCTACCTTTGAAGTAGAGGGTACAGGAGTAGCTGAGAAGAAGCAATTCATTGCTAATCATCTCCCAGCAGCCGAGTTTATCAGGTTTGATAATACTAACCCGGCAGTAGATAAGGATGGTAGTACGATAACCTTAACCGGTGTATCAAACACTACCAAAATCACCTTTTCTAAGGGTACGGGAGATATTATCGGGGCTGATGTTGCAGCTATTAAGTTTGTGGCAAACGGTGCTGAAGCTACAAGCGGTGTTGCAATCGCTGGCGACCCAGGTGCTAAAGCAAAATATGATTTCAGCCTTACACTGAGTGCTGCAGCTAATGAAACCATAGAAGTTCGTACGCAACAGATTATTGCTACAGCTAATGGTGGTCAGAAAGCAACTGCTACTCTCCATCAGACTGCAGGTGACCCATTCATCGAAGTTGCACCGACTTCAGTCGATGTTCCTCAGAATGGTTCGGCAGTACAGGTTACGGTGGACACCAACACTACCTTTACGGTTACTCCCAAGGCATAGGACCAAGGGATTTTGGTATAGAGGGGTGGGATATCCCCTCTATATCCCTAATTTAATAATCAGAGTATGGCAAAAGTTAGTATACCATGGGATGACGGCTCCGGAGATAATTTTTATATTGATTATACCGGAATAGAAGGAAGTTCTGAATCCCTGATAACTTCAGACACAAACCTTACTGGAGTAGAGAGAAGGAAGACTTTGGTATTTAGGACTACAACTACCGGAGTAACAACTGCCCAACAAGCTGAGGCTTATCTCACTGTAGTTCAGATGACTGATAGTTTAATTGTAGCCACATTCTCCAACATAGTATCTATGTATGACGACCAGAAAGCTGGATATAAGCAACAGAATACAAGACGAAAGTAAACAATAAATATAAATATCATGGCAGAATTTCATGAAATAGGTAGTTCTCAGTTTACTGACGTAACTCCCACTGGTACCGAACAAATTCAGATATCAGCCACACAGAAAACTACCTTGCAGAAGATAGCCAACCTTTTCAAAGGTAAGGCTGACCCTAATAATTTAGTAATAACTGATTTTAATGATTCAGCCCCCTTTTCTGATGGTACTCAAAATACTAAGGTAAAGTTCTTCGTGGCTAATGCTGCTACTGTAGTAAATGGACCATCTAATACAGGTATAACTTATGGTAATTATTATGGTATAGCCATAGCCACGGGTTTAATGCCTACTGTAGGACGAGTAGAATATTTACTATGGGTACAGGGCAAGAAAACCTTATTCCGTGGGTATAAAGTGTATATATCTGGTAAAGTAAGTACCGGTTCTGGTTGGGAAGAGGTAAGCGGCGGTGGAAGCCTATCAGACTCAAGGATATCGGGTTGGTCAGATATAACCAAGTATGGTGATGTCCAAGACCCTTATATCCAAAACGGTGATACTCTAGTAGATGCTCTAAGGAAGTTACAATGGATGACAGGTAATAATACTGTTAAAACCTTTGGAGATTCTTCTGGAATAGGTATGATATGGTGGGACGGTGATACTCAGAATGACTTATTTACTGCATTCTATTTCATGATAGAAACTCATGAGATATATTTCCTATTCGAGGGTACTTTTAGTGACTTAGGTGACCACGCTACAGAAGAACAAATTATTAGCTATATTATAAACCAGGGTAATGGAGTATATATAGGTACAACCAGTTTGATAGATTATACATCTGGTACAAACCAAGTTAGGAATCTAAGAGGTAAAGAGTCTCTTTGGTATACTGGTTCAAGTAATCTCACACTGACCCTACTAGAACATACTTTCAATGACCTAGCCCCAACAGCTTCACTTATATGTGCATATAATATAACTCCTACATTTAGTAAACAATATAGTACAAGTGTGATACACATGCACCAGAATGCAGCCGATGTAGCACCTACCTCCGGTTATAAGGTGTACACCATACTCTGCCAAGTAGTGGGAAGTGTAAAACATTTCTTTATAAATGTGGCTCCATACAACTAAAACTATAAACCATGAACATTACAAAACTTGGATGGCTATACATTTCCTTGGCCATAGCTTCAGTAATTATCTTCTCCTGCATTTGGAGATGGTTGGACAATGGGTTGGTAGCTTTCTTGCTCATCTTATACCCGATAGTGTATTTCATTGCCGGTTATTTTGTTCACTATCTCAAAGTAAAGGCATCTCTTAAGAAAGAATAGGCAATGTCCAGTATCTTAAAAGAACACCAACATAAAACTAAGTTTGGTAAGTTCCTGCATATTCTTGGGCATATCATTTTGTATATTTGGCAATTACCTCAAAACCTTGCCGGACTCGGTTATAAAATAATCCTACGGGGTGAGAAAAGAATCCTAAAACAAAGGAGTACTGCTTTCTATGTGGCTCCCACAATGAATGGCGGTGTAAGTTTGGGAAACTATATCTTCCTTTCGGAGAAATCTGGATTAAAAGAGCCGGTATATGACCATGAGTTTGGTCATTGTATACAATCCCGAATATTAGGTCCATTATATTTACCTACAGTGGGTCTATGTAGTGGGTTACACTGTATGTTCCATAACAGTGCTAATAACTATTACGACTTCTGGACTGAAAAATGGGCAAACAAGCTCGGGGGAGTAGAAGGTTATGCAGGCGAGTTCCATTATCATAAGGATGGTATCATAAGGACTGTTTACTCAGAACTGAAAGCTTTTTACGATAAACATTTTTAACACAAATGGCAAGGAAGGTAAATATCACACTTCCCAAAGTATCTGACCTTGTACTTCAGGTAAAGCTAAATGGTGAATGGCAAAAGGTAGAATCTTTAGTCAGTAACCTTGGGCCAAGTATGCAGAGGGGATATGATAAAGCTGTGAGTCAATTCTCACGTAACCTCCTTGCAATCGTAAAGAAGTCATTAACTTTGGGTATACCGCCGATGGGTGGTGGAGTAACTTGGCAACCATTATCTCCAGCTACCATTGAAAGGTGGGGACAACATCCTATTTATAACCTGACTGGTCTCTATTCGAGGTCAGTTGGGTTATATAGGTATAAATCGAGGGTTCTAATAGGATTACCAATCGGAACCAGACGCTCTTCTCAGAAGAAGCTAACACTAAACCAACTAGCCATGATGTTGGAATTCGGTTCCAGCGATGGTAGGATTCCACCCCGGCCCGTATGGGCACCATCTCTTAAAGCCGCTGGTGGTAAGAATAAGCTCAAGCAACTTATCCTAACGGAGATACGTAAAGAACTTCAAAAGTATGGTGTAAGACCCAATCAAGTAAAATGGTAAATTCTCAGGAAATTATAGAGAGGTCCATATACGTGGCTATATTAAATATGGCTATCAAGTTGGGCTACACTATAAATCCAGAAGACTATCTTCCAACCAGTGCAGCAAATGCTGAACGGTTTAAAGAAGACCTGAAAAAGATCACTGACGAAAAGGGTTTCTACGTCAGTATATTCGGAGTGGGTAACAATCACTCAAAAGGTATAAAAGAAACCCCCCGTATCGTGGTTGATTCCGAAGGATTCTATCCTGGAGATATTGGACTACCGAGACAGATAATAGAGAAAGAAGAGGGCATAGGTTACACTGCAACTGAAGTACCTTATGAAACCCTATCACAATACATGAACATAAGACTGTGTGCTCATTCTGCAGAACACATGAGACTGTTGCATCAGATTATGTTCTGGTCAGTTCCTCAAAGAGGCTACCTAAAACCATACGAAGAACCCAAATTTCTATTCACAGGAAATATATTCCTCCGGATAGTTAATTTTTATAACATGCCGGATTTGGATAATGGGTTGATGGAAAAGGTATACCAATTTGAAGTACAGGATTGCCTCTTAGATGGTAACACTCCTCCAGAGGTAATTACTCCAATAAGAGATATTTCCGTGCTTCTAGAAAATGCCGATTACACTCTGAAGGTTCCCCAAGGAGCCTGACCCACCTATACCTCCAATCGACCCTGGTTCTTACTTGAGGGTACGTGGAGGTGGATTCTTTTTTACTATCATAACCTTAATCAATAATTATATGCCACAGACTCCAAGAGTAAGGTTCAATTTTAAGAACCTGAATGTACAATCAAGTGTACCTCTGTTGGGTGTAATCAATGTAGTAGCCCGTACTACTAAGGGTCCATTCGAAGACCCGAAGGACTTGATTGCAACTCCCTCACAGTTCACTCGCATCTTCGGTTCGGAAATAGTTCCGGATGGTTCGGTATCAAACATCATGAAAGCCCTGGAAATGGGTGCAAAAGTCCGGGTATCACGAGTAGCTGGAGTTGGGGCTACTTATGGTTGGGCAAAGCCTATGTCGGTAACACCGGCTTCTTCTCAGGCAGTTCCCTCGGTATCGGTACCAGACGGTTCTTCGGTTATTTCCATTACTATTTCCGACCCGAGTGGGGCTGAGAACAGTCTCTCTATGCACATGGCCATACGTACTCGAGAGGCTGGTTCTCCGGTATTGGATGATACGGGAGTTAATCTCAATCGTCCTTTTTACCTGAAGCTGAATGTATCCACGGAACCAACACTCCGTGCAAGCATCATTCAGTATGGTGGCCGGGATGATATTACCAATATTCCGACGTACGACAGCATGCTCAACGAAATGCTGTTCTTCTCGGCAGTATCTGCAAACACTTCCGAGGGAGTAACCAATCCCTCTATAAATGTGAATACTCTGCAGAACTTCCTGGATAATGCTCCCAACATCACTTTTGAGGCAATCCAGGGTAAGGCAGGCGATGGTCAGGGTACCATGGCAAATCTGGCAACCGGTATTCAGACCATGGAAGATATCATATCCATTCTTCGTCAGTTCTCCAACTGGAACTCGATGATTACTGTGGGTAAGATAACGGAAGGTACCGTGGATGTCGAGGAAATTTCCGATACCAACGTATACATGCAGTGTACTGAGGGTAATGCAGGGGCTACTCCTACGGCAGACGAATGGCTCTCGGCATATCAGGCAAGCAAGGCCTACTACGAGGCATATTCGGTAATCCTTTCTCACATACATCAGCATCTGCCTACGGATTATACCAAGGTATATACCTCTGTAGCTGCCGATGTACACAACATCTTCGAACAGATGTTGTATGTGGAAGTGCCTAAGTATGCTCCTGACACTCGTACCCCAGCAACTCCCGAAGAGACCCTTTCGGCACTGAAGACTCTGGTACAGACCATTGGTGCCAAGAAAGAAGTGGCATATTTCGGAGGTGGTATCAAGTATTACAACGAGAATGGCTCTCTCCAGAAATGCGATGTGCTGGGTTCGGTAGTGGGACTCGATGCCATCTGCGCTTCTACCTACGGTCCCTGGTATTCGTTCTCCGGTATGAACCGGGGTGTAATCGTATCGGCACTCGGTCCGGTGATGAAGAACTTGGGAGGACCTGCTGAAGTGGATACTCTTAACGAGTTCGCTCAGTGGTACATGAACCTGTTCGTAATAAAGAACACCAGGACCCAGGGTCAGCGCACTATGCTCTGGCATGGTTTCACTTCGAACCCAGTAGACGATTCGGAGAAATTCATCTCCATAGTTCGTCTCAATCTCTATCTGAAGAAAAACCTCCGGCCGATTTTAGAGAGCTACATCGAAGAGCCCAATACCTTCGATACGTGGAAACTCATTTATCACGAAGCAAAAGAAATTCTGGATGACCTGCAGACCCGCAATGCCATCACTTCCTATGAGTGGATAGGTGACCAGGATGCCCAGAGTTACGAAGAGCTTCAGATAAACAATGAGGCCGACGTTCGCCAGGGTAAATATCGGGCTCAGCTGAAGTATAAGGAGGTTGTTCCAATGCAGGATATCGAAATGGATGTTATCATCGACATTGCTGTAAACAAGAGCACCGGTGAAGTATCCATCTCTGCCCAGAATAACTAACAAATAAATACGATAAATACTATGGCAGGAGCTAAAGTAAAAAACCCGAGGAAGAAGTTCTTATGGCAAATAATATTTGTCAAGCACCCCATCAACCCCTTCCTCTTTCAGAAGGTAACTGTACCTGAGATAAGTATCGAACAGGTTGCACACGGGGATGTAAACTACGACGTAAAGACCGGTGGCAGGGTATCAGTTGGTAACTTAACTGCATCTAAGCTGGAGACAACTTCTGGTTCAGATACCTGGTTATGGGATTGGCTGATGTCAGTACAGGATATGCTGCTCGGGGGAGGTTTAACCCCAAGTCAGTACAAGGAAACCGTACTTATCAATGAGCTGGCCGAGGATGGAGTATCTATCCTTAATTCCTGGACTTGTACCGGAGTATGGCCTTGCAAGGTAAACGGACAGGACTTAGACCGAATGAGTTCGGACAACACTCTGGAGGATTTGGAGTTCTCAGTAGACACCTGCGAGAAGCTGTAATAGTGAATCACCAAGGGAGAGCTCAGCAATGAACTCTCCCTTTTTCGTATCCAAGACTATATTCAGAAGAATACACTTAACAACTCAACAACATGGAAGACAAAACACTTTATGGTAAGAAACTTACCTTCAAACTCCCCAGTGGTTACGAGGTAACTATAAGGGAACAGAATGGAGAGGATGATGATATCCTTTCTAATCCGGTAGATGCCAAAACCTTCATGAACATATCAAAGTTCATTGCAGGCATTGTAACTGATACTGATATAACAGCAACTCGATTGCTTACCCCCGAAGATGTGCAGAAAATGCCCTCACTCGACAGGTATGCAATCATGGTAAATTCCAGGGTGTTTTCTCTTGGGGAAATACTTGACTTCAGGTATGCTTGGGATGGTCCAGCCGATGGTCAAGTTCGTGAAGTAGACTATGAAATAAACCTTCAGGAAGAGTTCCTTTTCGACTACGGTGTAGTTCCAACTATGGAAGAGATGGAAGCAAAACCTAACGCTATCCCATTCTACCCAGTACCTAAACAAACCTCGGAAATACAGTTCACTACTAAAAGTGGGAAAGAGATGTGCTTCGACCTCCTCAATGCCCGCGGGGAAGCCTACGTCTTAAATCTCCCCGCAAGTGAACGTACCAAAAATCAGGAGTTAGTCGCTCGTAATCTCAAACTGAGGGTTGGTGACAACTATGAACCCGTGAAGAACTTCCGGATGTTCAGCCCAAAAGATATGATGGACATAAGGTCTGCTATCAAAGGGTTTGACCCCCTATTCCACGGTACTACTCAAATCGAAGACCCCGAAACGGGACAGAAGATTATGGTACCAGTGATGGCGGTAGATAATTTTTTCTACCCACGGGAGAACTAGAAGATGTATATCTATACATTGTTAAAGCTAATATTAGTATTGACTTTAACACTCTAGCAAAGCTCCCCTGGCGGCGAAGGAAGAAATTTATAGAAGCCGCCGAAGCATATTACAATGCCCTTGAGAAAGAGCTGCCCAAAGGAAAGTAGGGCAGCTCTCTTTTGTTCGATAAATCTGAAACTATATGGCTTTTACAAGTGGTAGTCCTTCTGCAGGACAACTAGAGATAGGTGTGGCCCTTGTCCTTCAAGATAGGTTTTCAAACCAGGCAAGAGAAGCTAGCTCAGTCATCCGAGGTTTACATAGGGATGCTAAGAATGCTGTACAGGCTAACTTAACCGCAGTTCAGTCGTACGCTAATATAGCCAGTGGTGTGGCCAGTTCGATAGTATCAACATTAACCACTACTATAGAAACCGGAGCTGATTTCATAGACATGATGACTTCAGTGGGAGCTATATCTGGAGCTACCGAAAATCAAATGTCTGGGTTATCCGAAACTGCCCAGACATTAGGTTTAAGGACCATGTTCATGTCAAGGGATATAGCTTCAGGTATGAAATACTTGGCAATGGCAGGTAATGATGCAAACCAGATTCAGCAAATGATATCTGGTGCAGCCATGATGGCTAATGCCACGGGCATGGAGTTGGGAGGTAAAGGAGGCACAGCTGACTTACTGACCAATATCATGAGGACCTTCAAATTAGAGGGTCAAAATGCAGCTAATGTAGTTGGAGACCAGCTTACTAAGGCGGCTATGTCATCAAATGTATCCATGGCAGACTTAGCTGAATCTATAAAATACTCAGCTGCATCCATGGTAACTCTGAGACAGCAGTTACCACAAGTAGCTGCCATGATAGGTACTCTGGGTAATGCAGGTATTCAGGGTTCTATGGCAGGTACTTCTATAAGAAATATGGCAGACTACCTGACTCAGTCATTAACCAATCCTAACTTTAAGGGAGCTAAGGCTTTAGCTAGATTAGGACTGAGTAAACAGGATTTTGTAGATGCCAATGGAGACCTTCAAGATTTTGCCATAATCTTAGGTAAAATAGAAGAAGCTACTCAAGGATTGTCTACTATAGACCAGAATGCTGTATTCAAGAGTATCTTCGGTGTACGTGGTATGCGTGCTGCAGTTGCAATCATGCGTGATACTGAAGGTTACTTTGACCTGTTAAATAAGATACAAAACAATTCTGCGGGATTTGCTGAAGAGGTAGTAGGGAAACGAATGGAAACCCTTGCAGGTAAAATTGATATTATCCAATCTGCTGCCGAGAACCTTATGACTACTTTCAGTGAAGCCCTGGGTAAGAATCCTATTATAATGGGATTTTTGGATATGCTCGGTTGGGCCATATCTCAGCTTCGTGACCTAATGGCAACTCCATTTGGTCCATGGATAGCGGGATTTGCTGCTATAGCTGCAGTTGGTTTAAAGATAGGTTCTATTTGGATGGGACTGAGAGCACGTTGGTTATTACTGAATGGTGACTCTCAAGTATCCTTCAAAACCATGATAAGGTTAATGATGGGCGGCTGGTCTCAAGCCACTATGTCTGCTCAGGGTTATTTAAACATGGAGAGAGCCATCATAGCTCAAAGGAAAGCTGGTATTGGAGCAAGTGCGACTATCATTGCAGGTATGGCTGGATTACCCGGTTATTTCTATAATGGTAATATTCCAGCAAAAATGGGAGCCAATGGTAGATACTATGCCCAAACTGGTAGAGGAGCTTCTGGATGGACTCCAGTACCTGCTGCAATGGTTACTACTACTAATGCGGGTCAGATGACTCGGGGTTTAATGGGTACCGCTGCAGGGGCAGCAGCAGGTGCGGCATCCCGAGGAGCTTTGGCTTCTGTGGGTAGAGGCATACTGGGATTTGGTTCTAGATTACTCGGGTTATTCGGAGGTCCACTTGGGTTAGCTATTACTGGTATATCCATATTTGGGCCCATGATATACAGTGCTATTAAAGGTAACAAGTCTGCTCAAGATGAAAATACCAGGGCTACAAATGACCTGGCATCTGCTATCAAAGCCAGCCGAGAGGGTTATAAACAAAAGGATAATCTCCAAATGTTAACTATCCAAGAGATACGGTGGTTAGTACAGATGCTCGGAGTTTATACTGATAAGCTCAACAATCGGGAAAATAGAGGTACTCACTTAACTATCAATATGGATGGTAAGAAGTTCCTGGAAGAGTACCTTGGTGAAAGAGATTCAGAGATAAATGTAGCTGCTGGAGTAAACTAATAAATCATGGCATCGCTCATAGGAAAACCTTTAGGAAAAGTAGCTCAAGAAGTAGTTGACCTTGAGCAAGGGAGGATATTCCAATCTCCTCTCAATAAAGTATGGAGAGCCCTGATACTCATAAACAGGGCTACTTCTCCAATGGCTAAGGCAGAACCCAATAAGATGGGTAAAGCCTATGACGCAAAGAATCTGCATGTAGCCCGAAAGGGTTCGTTCTCTTTAGCTCAGGCTCAGGACCCTTGGACTCAGAATCGTATAGCTGCTGAAACAGCTGGGGTTTCTCCTGAACAGATTTTGAAGGCTAAGTCCATAGATTATACTGTAGCAAACAAGTTGACTTCTGAACTGATAAAGAACGACATTGTTATTGCTAACCTGAATGTATCACCCGCTGTAAGTTTAGTGATTCAAAACAGGCCTGACAGATTACGAGTAGAACCTAATGCTACTTGGGCTGCAGTTAAATCCATGGGACGTAATAACCCCTTTTATTTCTACACTGGAGGAGAAGATACAATAACATTCGACATCTCTTGGTATTCAGTAGATGCTGAACACAGAGACGATGTGGTGAATAAATGTAGATTGCTCGAATCCTGGGCAAGAGCTGACGGTTATTCTGCATCACCCCCTACCCTAAGAATTCAGTGGGGTAATTCTGGATTATTTGAAGACGACCTTTTCATACTAGCTTCAGCTCCATATGAATTAACTCATTTTCAAAATGCAGCTCGTATGAGGAAAAGGTATGATAATGACCCAGAGACTGGTCAGAGGATTGCAAGTACTGTAAGTCAACCTTTTGACCTTAAGCTACTACCTAATTGTGCAACCCAAACACTCACCTTCAAAAGGGTAACTAAAAACAATCGAACTTGGGAAGAAATAATCCCTGCTAGTAAGTTGCAGTATACGCCTGGAGTAATCTATGATGGTGGGGAAGTAAATTCTCTAGAAAACTCCGATACGGAGAGAGTAGGCACACAAAATTAAATACTTATGGTTACTATCCCAGGAACAAGTCCCTATGAGGACAGTTATGTAATAAAGTTCCCAGACGGGGATGTATCTTTGGAAAGGAATATATCTGCAATATCTTCAGACCATATAATTCATTCGGTACTTGAAGGAGAAACAATCCAAAACATCGCCTTCAAATACTATGGAGATTCTGGAATGTGGGGAGTAATTGCGGATGCCAATGATATTCTCAATCCTTTCGAAGATGTTCATGAGGATATGGAGTTAATCATACCGAATTATGGAGGATAGTAAACCCATTCTCGTAAACGGTAATGGTACTCCATACCTTGCCATATTCGATGGAGCTGGCTCTCCTATTATGGACGAGTTCAATGGCATTCCCATCGGTATGGAAGTCGAGAACTTCAACTACAAGTACACAGAAGGTAAAGGAGACAAAGGTAAGTTTACTATAGTAACTGACTTTGTAGGAATAGTGGACCATCCCTCTTTACAATTCAAGATGCCCTTGAAGATACAGTGGGGATGGATATTCAGTGACAGCTCTTTCAAATCCGGTCCTGTAAGATTGGTCAACATAAAGAGTCATCAGATAGAGTTTACACCAGAGGGAGTAAAGTTTACCATAGAATTTGCTGATGCAAAGATGTTCTTGGAAGCCGAACCTTCAAAATTTGTGGGTAATAAAACCGAGTACTTGGAGGTATTCAAGGAATTAGCCTTGGGTAAGATGCCTTTAATTGTAACGGATTACTCTCAGAAAGCTGGTACAGCTCTGGTAATAACCGATAATCAACCATGTGATGGCAAAACAGAGCAAAGAGAAAAGTAAGCCTTGCTTACCTTGTTATACAAAAATACAAAACTCTGAGGAGATAGATGATGGGTTAGTAGGAGTAAAAATACTTGAATTGACTCCAGAGAACCTTTCTAAACCTGCTCAGGACCCTGATAGATATAAGTTAAAGATGATACCGGCCACATTTGCAGAAGGTACTGTAATTGCAGGTTCGGCTACATTCTTAAACAAATACTCTCAGTTAGTGGGTATAGTTAAGGCTATGCCAGGAGGTCCTAACTTTGTAGACACTCGTGATAACAAGATAGAGATACACAATGGAAAGCAGTCAGGTAAAACGGTATTTGCATATACCTATGCTGGTGGAACTGGAGAACTGTTAGAGTTCAGGGTTCAAACTAAATACGTACAAAGTATAGAAGCTGGTAAAGCTTCAAGTATAGACCCTGATACTAAAACTGTGGAAACAGAGGTAGTTCAATGTATACCTACCAATGATGACCCATGTAAGCCAGACGCCTATGTAAGAAGGAATAAGCCTGAGATACTTATGGAGCCAAGAGATGTTACTCGTATGGCAAAGTTCGAAAGGGCTATAATACCAAGTACCTCTACATGTCGTCAGGTAAACAATTCTTCTAAAAAGCCTCCAGTATATAACTCTGTAACTGATGCTAAACAGAAGATAGCTTCAAATCCCTCATTAACTGAGGATGAAGTTAAAGCTTACAATTCTCAGATAGAAGCCGAGTGGAAAAAGTATCAAGATGGACTTAAGGGGTTCGAAGATGCAATACGTTCAGGTAAAACTGATGTAAGTCTTCCACCACCAGATGAGGTATCTAACTTTGTCATTCGGAGAAAGGTGTTGGTAAAGCTGAATCCCATAGATTATGCTCCTAACAGTAGCACAGCTCAGTGGCAAAATCGATGGAGACAAGGTTACAATGCTTTGAAGAAGAGAACCGATGTAAGCTTGGTCATCCAGGGGTCTTCTCAGGAGAGACCTTACGGAGATTATCCTTATGACCATCCCGGTTCAGACCGTTCTAAGGTATTAGCCGAAATGGAATTAGAAATACAAGTACCAGGTGTACGAGTAGTAGCTGACCCTTTATTCACAACCATGGGAAGCTTCATGTCTAATGACATCATCGAATCGGTGAATAGTCAAATTAAAGCAAAAGCCAAGTTCGTTGGTAACCCCGATATGAAGTCTTCTCAAATCATTGAGATAAAGAATGTCGGTAAAAAGTACTCTGGTGACTGGTATGCAAAAGAGGTTGAACATAGCTTTGATACCGGGGGATATTTCACTGAGGTTACTTTTGAGAAGAAGTCACGTAACTCTATACTGAATCGAATATCTACTTCTGTCAATACTCAGGAAGTATTCCAAAAAGCTCATGACATAGCTGAAGAGTCTTATACTACGGGTGCTTGGAAAATACCAAGTAAGATTAAGGCTGAGGTGGCTAGATACCGAGCTTCAACTTGGACAGAAGAGGACAAGGAGAATCCTCAAAGAGCTGGTCGTCAAATTGTGGTACGTCAGAACCCCGACAACCCTGCTGATTATAAAGTAGAGGTAGATTCAAGAATTGACTTTCAAGTAGGTAGGAACATAAGCCCAAGAGAATAATGACCTTATACGAAATAATTCAACAAAGAGGTATAGAGGCCATTGGAAGATTCTATTCTACCTATCGAGGTATAGTAATAACTTCTAATGACCCTGACTCTCAAAACAAGGTATGTGTACATCTCCCGAGTATACTAAGAGGTGTAGAAGTATGGGCCTATCCTAAGCATCAACAAGGAGGTCCTGGTTCTGGATTCAAATGGTTATCTCCTCGTGAAGGTTCTATAGTATATGTAGAATTTGAAAATGGAGACCCAAGACACCCCCTCTGGTCTTATCATGGCTGGGCAATCGGAGAGATGCCTCCGGAATTGGACAAGCCTCATGTACTTGGGTTTATTACACCCAAAGGCAATAGGATTATACTGGATGAAAGTGAATCGGGAGTATTAACTGCAATAATCCAACAAGATATAATTGTTAAGTCTCTAGACGGTAACATAAACGTCGATGCGAATAACATTATAATGCAGGGGGGAGAAGTTGGTATTCCTGAATCCAATTCGGTAGTAGGGAGGTTAAATAAAATTGAGCAAGACCTAAATAAAATAAAGCAGACATTTACTAACTGGGTACCTAAACCTCAAGATGGTGGTGCTGCTTTGAAAACTGCTGCTGCATCTTGGGCTGGTTCTAAACTAGAAGAGACTAAGGTGGAGGATATTGAAAGTGAAACAATTAAACAACCTAACTAATGGCAAACTATAATCAACTCAACACTATTGGTAGTGGTGCCTATTTCCCTATAAAGCTTGAACAAGCAGTCGGGAGCGATGGGAAACCAGAATCAGTACAGCTGCCAGACGGAAGAGTAGTACCAAAGATAGGATGGTACATACTCAGAGGAGATGTTGCTTTAATAAAGCAGAACCTCACAGCTATCCTAACCTATCAGATAGGCCAAAGGTTCAGGCAAGAGGACTTTGGTTCTCGAACTTGGGAATGTTTGGAAGAACCTAACACCAGTGCTCTCAATCTCATGATTAAAAATTTCGTGAAGGATGGCATAGCAGCTTGGGAACCTCGGATAACTGCATTAAAGGTATTCGCTCTGAAACCCACCAAGGAATCTATAAGACTCTTGATATATTTCAAGGTACAGAACTCTCAAAGGGTAGAAGAGTTAAACTTTCAGTATAACTTAAATAACTCTACAACAAATGTCTACTAGCAACCCTTGGCTCACCCCTTTTCAGAGGTCATATAATGACATAAAAGCCAAACTGATTCAATCTCTGAATGAAAGGGTTCCAGAGATAACGGATATGAGTGAAGGTAATATCTTCATCCTTACACTCTCAATATTTGCAGGTATTGCCGAGGTAATACATTACTACATCGACGGTATGGCAAGGGAAGCTTTCCTCCCAACTTGTCGAAGGTATTCATCTCTGTACAAACATGCTAAGCTGGTGGATTATCATATAAAATCAGCCATCCCCTCTTCAGTAGACTTAACTGTTTACATGCAAGATGGAAGTCCTTTCCCTGTAGATATACAAGTACCGCAGAACACCATTTTTAATTCAAAGGATGGTAAACAGTGGATAACTACTCGTAATGTAACTATCGAAAGGGGTACTTATACTTATAAAGTACCAGTAGCTCAAAAGGAGGCTGTGGAGGAAGTAGAACTGGGTACTTATACTTCTCATGACATTATCATAACCTTGGGAGATTTGCCCACGGATAAGAAGTATGTAGAAGGTTCTATGGTACTTACTATTGGTGGAGAAGCTTGGACCTTGGTGGATACTTTTGCTTATTCAGGTCCTGGTGATAAGGTGTACAAGGTAGAACTTGATACTACTCTCACTCCGTACCTGGTATTTGGTGATGGTCAGTTTGGTAGGAAACCAACCATAGGTTCACTCATCAAGGGGCAGTACTATCTTACGTATGGTGCAAACGGTAATATACCGGCAAACCAATTCGACAAAGTTCCAGATGTAATGACCGATGTAACTTCTGGCCTTACTCTAACCAATACTATAGCTGCTACCGGGGGCTCTGACTATGAGGATTTTGATACCCTCAAAGAGCATATACCATTAAGTATTAAGACTCTGGGAGTGGCCATCACCAAAGAAGATTATGAGGCCATAGCCATGTTAATAGATGGAGTAGATAAAGCTTACTGTAACTACATCTGTGGAAAATATGTAGAAGTATATATCACTCCAGATGGTGGTTCAGAAGCAAGCACCGAGCTTATTAACAATGTAAAGCAAAGGATGGAATCTTCTAAGGTGTTAACCACTCGAGTAAGTGTGTATTCTACACATGCAGCCAAGATTTACCTTTCGGCTGAAATTACTGGTAGGAAGTCTTTCAAATCCATAGATATAAGCAACCAGGTAAAGAAAGCATTGTTGGACGCTTATAACTATCAGAACTCTGATATCAATAAACCGGTAAGACAGTCTGACTTGTATGCTCTCATGGATAATCAGCCCATGGTTGATTTCCTTACCATAACCGAGCTGTACTTACTGCCGTACCCGATAGCCATAAATATCAACTCTCAGAATACGGAAGAGATAGTATCAGTGCCCGCACTGAATATCACCTACTTCAAGATGATATCATTTACAACCTCTACTCCGGAATCTGATTTTGAGAATTGTTACATACAGACCGTAATAGAAAACGGCAATGCCTTCTACAAGGTGTATGCTAACAAGGACTTGTCGGGTAATGCTCTATACTCTGGTCAATATGGTAAACCTCTCGAGGTAACTCTGACCAAGTCAAAGTTCAGCCTTACAATCAACTTACCGGTTGAAAATGCAAACTACGAAAACGGAACAGTATATCAATTAACCACCCAACCGATGGGAAGCAACGGCAGATTGGTAGACCTGATTCCTCACAACTACAATATCCCCACTATCAGTTCGGATAACATAACACTCACAATCAATGAAGTGGTTTAATCCAGCGAAGACATTCTTCAGGGATTACATCTTCAGTAACCTTTTCGACCATTACTATAAATCCAATGATACCTACCAGGATTCAGAAGGCAAAGGTATATTCGAAAGGTTCATAGATGTATGTTCGGGTTATTTCGATACTGAAGTAATGCCAGATATAGATAACTTCATGGAATGTCTGGATGTGGATAAAGCCAATCCTATATTCCTGAATTATCTCTGGGAATACTTTGGGTTCATACCGTATGCCTATGGCGTATTAACTAAGGGAGAACCTTATACAGAGAAGAATCTAGAGAATTGGGTAAAAGAAGATAGGGGTTTTCCTACCGCGGATTACCGGCTAGTTCTAAGATACGCCATATCCTTGTACAAGATACGAGGCACTAGACGGTTTTATGAAATATTAGGCCGTTTTTATGGAGTGACCTTTACTCTCACAGAAGTAGATGAAAGTACCAAAGCATCAGTAGCCCAGGCAATAGGCGATGGTTCTGTAAACTATGATACTATCTCTCACTTCGATACTCCTTCAGCTACCTACGATACTGAAACTGATTGTTGGGAATGTGTCCCAATGATTCTCACTATTGGCATACCAAAGGGTCAATGGGATTTTATGGTAAGGAAAGACCAGGAGATTCAAGAACAATTGTTGGAAGAGTGGAAGCTGATGAATCCCGATGCCACTGAAGAAAAGATAGAGGCTGAAAAGGAACAAATACAATCAGAACATCCCTCCGACTACAGTGACAAGGTAAGAGAGACTCTGGTAAACATTGTCAATAAGTACTTACCCGTAAACGTAAAATATTTTGAACCAAAAGACAGTTCTGTAGTATTTGAACAAACTACTGCCGTAATTTATATCGTATATGCTTAACATGCCTCTAATAGCTCTACTATCTTCTTTTGCTCAGGAAGACCCCAAACTTGACCATGTAGTTCAATCTCTAACCAAATCTTCGATTGAACTGGCTGAAGCTGCCTCTAATTATGGGGCACTCAAAGTGATATTCGGTATATTCATGGTAATGGTTTTAGTGATGGTAGTAATGTTCGTATATACCATCTGGAACCTAAATAAAAAGGTAACCGTGGTATCAGAATCATCACAACAGGTAAAGGAATTCTTTGATGGAGCTGCTGACTCTACCATAGGTATAACTGAAGCTCAGATATTGATACGTAGGGAATTCAATTGCTTGGGTCACATCCTGAAGTATGCGATACTGCGGATCAGATTTGAGAATCATATAGACAACAAAGAGTCAACTGTAAAGAAGGTAGAGAGCTTGGTGAATAATGAGTATTCCGAACTATGTGGATTACTATCAAACTTCACCTGTAATGGTAAATCTCTGTCAAATATCTTTGAGCCTCAAGATAATGAGGCAATTAAAGATATGGTAATAGAACAGATATATATACCAAAGGACCAATTCACAATATCCAATATGGACCAATCAGTTGGTATGTATCTAAATGGATTAAAACTAATATACCTTAAAAAATTATAACATGGCACGAAGATTATTGCCTATCATAGACTTTGCTCATGGGTCTGATGTGGCAGGAAAACAATCTCCCGATGGTAGACACAAGGAATACCTGTGGAGTAGAAAAGTGGGCAAGATGTTGGCAGAACGCCTTAAACAGAATGGGTTCGAAGTAGCATTCACCAATACCAAGGA